TAGAAATACCAGACTATAATAAAACTCAAATGATGTTCAATAGAATTAGAACTTGGGCTCATGATAGAGGTTTGTATGAAAAAGGTAATACGATGGTTCAATATGTTAAACTACAAGAAGAGGCTGGTGAGTTAGCTAAGGCTTTACTAAAAGATGATCAGCCAGAGGTTATAGATGCTATAGGTGATATGGTTGTAGTATTAACTAACTTAGCTCATCAACGAGGTGTTTATATTGAAGACATGTATACAATCAGCATATGATGTTATAAACGAGAGAACAGGTAAAATGATTAACGGAACATTTGTAAAAGATGAAGATTAAAACAAAAGATAAAATAGTTCAACAAGTCTTAAAAAAGATGGACGAACGAAGCCTTATAGGCCAGAAAAAATACGGAGCTACAATGATGCAAGAGATTGAAGGTCAAGAAAAAGATCTTAATCGTTTCTTAGTTGATGTGCAAGAGGAGTTGATGGATGCGTTATTGTATATTGAAGCAGCTAAACGTTGCTTACAAGATGAAATAGAAGAGTCAATGTTAAAAAGAATAAATATAATAGCTCAAAACGGTAACACAGGTGAGCATTATGACTTTGAGTCTTCTTACAATATAGACGTAAACAATGAAGAAATCTTATAAACGAAAGAAACGCGGTCCTGTTAGAGCAAAGAAAGCCATGTATGATGGCATTCAATTTGCATCTGGATTAGAAGTATACATGTATAAAGCTTTGAAAGAAGCTAGAATCGTAGCTGAGTATGAGCCTACAAGCTATACTCTGCTTAACGGTTTTGACTTAGAAGGTGTATGCTTTGAAAAACAAGCTAATGGCAAAGGTGAATATAAAGATAGAGGTTGTAAAAAGATTTTACCTATAAAATACAAACCAGATTTTGTAGGTAGAGATTTTGTAATCGAATGTAAAGGTAGAGCTAACGAATCATTTCCACTTAGATGGAAATTATTTAAAGCATGGATCACACAACATTCACCTGGTATTGCGTTATTTAAACCTCAGAATCAAAAAGACTGTGATGAAACAATTGCACAAATAGAGATTATGAGGAAAAACCTTAGAACAAATGCAAAGAAAAAACAAACTAGCCTCTAAACATATAGCTAGAACTAAATATAAGGAACGTAAGATCGATACTTATATTAAATGGACAGTTAATAAAAGAGGTTATCTAAAATGGAAGGATCTGATTGCGATCCACGATAAATATAATATAAAATGCTATGGGTAAATCAAAACAATGGGAGTTATCAGCTGGAATGTTTCCAGGATTACTCTTTGGAATGAGAAGTTATGAAGACGGAGATTTTCAAGTAGATCACGTCTTATATTTAGGAATATTTGATATATGTTTAACTCTATACTATGAAGAATAATATGAACGTACCACTATTTACAGAAAGAATACCTTACAAACCTTTTGAATACCCTGAGTATTATACAGAAGGTTGGTTAAAACAAGCACAAGCATTTTGGTTACATACTGAAATACCTATGTCAGGTGATTTAAAAGACTGGAACGAAAAGTTAAACGATAAAGAGAAAAACTTAGTAGGAAATATCTTACTAGGTTTTGCTCAAACAGAATGTGCTGTGTCAGATTACTGGACACAAAAAGTTGTTGGTTGGTTTCCTAAACATGAGATACAACAAATGTCTATGATGTTCGGTAGTCAAGAAACTATACACGCTGTAGCTTACAGCTACTTAAACGAAACTTTAGGTCTTGAAGACTATGAAGCTTTTTTACACGAACCTGCAACAGCTCAAAGGTTTGATAACTTAGTTGCTTACGATGGTAATGATCCTGTAGGTATAGGTAAATCATTAGCTACGTTTTCTGCGTTTGCAGAGGGTGTTAGTTTATATTCAGCGTTTGCTGTGTTGTATAGTTTTCAAATGAGAAACCTATTGAAAGGTATTGGCCAACAAATGAAATGGTCTGTAAGAGATGAATCATTACATAGTAAAATGGGTTGTCAATTATTTAGACACATGTGTTCTCAAATACCAGGATTAAAAGAAGAATGTAAAGAGCATATATATGATGCAGCTTTAACTATGCATAATGCTGAAATGACTTACATAAGTAAGTTATTTGAAATGGGTGATATTGAAGGAATAACAGAATATGACCTTAAACATTTTATTAAAAAACGTACAGGTGATAAAATTAAAGAATTGGGCTATAAAGCAGAAGGAAAATTTAAGTTCGAATATGACCAAAAGTCAATTGACAAAATGGCTTGGTTCGATCATCTTACTGGGGGTCACACTCACACTGATTTTTTCGCTATTAGGCCGACTGACTATAGTAAAGCAAATGAAGGCGAAGATTTTGAAGATGTTTGGTAAAAATAAAATTAAATAATATGAAAGAAAATGAATTAATATTAATGAAGAAAAAGATTGAGCAGTTAACTAATGTAGTTAATGGTTTAATACAAAAGCTTCAACAAGTAGATTCAATGGCTAAAGGTACGTTAACATCTTTTCAATTACATATTGGTGAAGACACGTGGAAAGAGTTAGTTGATAAACTACAAGAGATACAAAAACCTAAAGAACAAGAAAAAAAGTTTGAAACTGATGTGGAATAATGAATGGAAAAAAGGTGTTGATTACCCTGCGTGGGGAGACACTGATGTGTATAAAAAAACAATTGGCGGAGGCTATTTGTTAAAAGGTGAAACACCTTGGGATGCATATCAAAGAGTTTGTAAAACTGTAGCTAGACGTTTAGAACGTCCTGAGATGGCTGATAAATTTTTTGAATACATTTGGTCAGGTTGGCTGTGTCTTGCATCTCCTGTGTTATCTAACACGGGTACAGACAGAGGTTTACCGATCAGTTGTTTTGGTATAGATGTTGCTGACAGTATATACGATATAGGTAGTAAAAACCTAGAGATGATGCTACTCGCAAAGCACGGCGGTGGAGTAGGTATTGGAATAAATCAAATCAGACCCGCTAGTGCAAAAATTAAAGGAAATGGAACAAGTGACGGCGTTGTGCCTTTTTGTAAGATATACGATTCAACAATACTTGCCACTAATCAAGGGTCTGTCCGAAGAGGAGCTGCATCAGTTAATCTTAATATTGAACACCCCGACTTTGAAGAATGGCTTGAAATTAGAGAACCTAAAGGAGACGTTAATCGTCAGTCGCTCAACCTCCACCAGTGTGCTGTGGTCGGCGACAAGTTTATGCGAAGAGTTGAAAGCGGAGATACTGCAGCTAGAAAACTATGGGGAAAGTTATTACAGAAGCGTAAAGCAACTGGAGAGCCTTATATATTATTTAAGGGAAATACAAACAAAAATAACCCAACAGCTTACAAAAAGCACGGTTTAAAAGTTCATATGACTAACATATGTAGTGAAATTACATTACATACAGACGAGTCACATAGTTTTGTTTGTTGTTTATCTAGTTTAAACTTAGCTAGATATGATGAATGGAAAGGAACTAATTTAATACATGACTCTATATGGTTTTTAGATGGTGTATTAGAAGAGTTTATACAGAGATCTAAAGGTAAAGTTGGATTTCATAATTCTGTAAGATCTGCTGAAAAAGGTAGAGCTTTAGGATTAGGCGTTTTAGGTTGGCACACGTACTTACAAGAAAAGGGCCTACCATTTGAAGGATTATTATCACAATATGAAACTAGAAAAATATTTTCACAAATTAAAATTGAATCTGAACGAGCCTCTATGGCCCTTGCTGAAGAGTTTGGCGAACCTTTGTGGTGTGTCGGTACTGGCATGCGGAATACTCATCTTAGGGCTATTGCTCCTACCGTTAGTAACAGTAAGCTTAGCGGTAATGTATCTCCTGGTATCGAGCCTTGGGCTGCTAATGTATTTACTGAGCAAAGTGCTAAAGGTACTTTCATTCGTAAAAATCCCACATTGGTTAAGCTCCTTCGCAAGCTTAAAATCAATAATGAAACTACTTGGTCTAAAATCTTAAAAGACGGAGGATCAGTACAAGGGCTAAAAGAACTTAATAAAGTTATGGTTGGTCCTTATAATGATATACCAGCTAAAGATGTATTTAAAACATTTAAAGAAATTAATCAATTAGAATTAATTAATCAAGCGGGTATCAGGCAGCAGTATATAGATCAAAGTGTAAGTTTAAACTTAGCTTTTCCTAGTATTGCTACACCTAAGTGGATAAATAAAGTACATTTTGAAGCTTGGAAGAAAGGTATTAAAACCTTATACTATACTCGGACTGAGTCAGTGTTACGTGGAGATATTGCTGAGCAAGCAATGGACGAATCGTGTCTTAGTTGTGACGGATCATAATATAAAAAAAGGGGGCTATTTTCATAGCTCCCTTTCTTGTTACAGGAATGTTTGGGTATGGTGCCCATTTTATTATTCCTTTACTGTGTGGCAATCATTATTAGCTCAGCTCGAGCATAATAACTTCCACTTTTCTTTGCCCAATCCATAGCATTATAGCCTTCATCGCACATATCTACATAAGGCTGTGCTCCTCTTAAACATAATAAGTAAACAATATTAGCTTTATCCGCTATAATAGCATGGATTAGCAATGGTTTACCATCAATCATTTCAGTCGCATGGATTCGATTTACTATCAACATTGAATTTACTTTGTTGTAATTTCCTTCATTAATAGCATTTAACAGTTCTGTTTCAATATCGTTTGACATATTGAAAAATAACAAGAAAGATAAAATTAAGTTCATTTATAATAATTAAAGTGTTACATTATTATAATCACTTGATTCCCTGTTATTTACACCCTTAAAATCACTTTTGCAGATGTCTTAATTTGTTGATCTTCTTCTTGAAGGGTTGGCAGCTTCTTGGGCTATTAATTTATCAATATGATCTTGAACGTCTTGTTTTGTTATCTTTAATTTTAATGCAATACCTCCATTCCAAAGACCTTTAGTCTTTTTATTCTTATCTAAAACTAGTATAGTTGGCACAGACTTAATTTGCTGTTTAAAAGATGGTGGTTGATCTTCTAAAAATACATATTTTACGTTAGCATGTTTAAGCCCACCTAAATCTAAATTATGTCTAGAGTTCCACGCGCTATTGATGTGTAATACTTCATATTGTGCGCTTGAAAAATAACCACACATTAAAGTAAATATAATTAAAAGCTTTTTCATTTTATTTATTTATAATTTCAAACAGTTTATCATCTATTTTATCTAGTTTATCACTATTGTCTTGAACTTTTTCATCGATGTCCATGATAGTGGATCTTACTAGCTCATCTTTAAGATCGTATTCTGTTCTACTTACCTCTGGTTTAGGTAGTTCTTTTGCTAAGTCTATATCCTTTTGCAAAGTAAAGTACATAGCCGCTAAACTTACGGCTCCTGCTACTAGCATACCAATTGTTTTTAAGTCTAGTTGTACCTCTGTGTTCTCTGAAATTTTTTGAGCCATTTAATTTTTCATTTTTACATTAGTAGCATTAACATTTAGTCTTGATATGTCTTTAGATTCAACTGAACCTTTACTACTACTACTACTGTTATTGTTATTGTTATTAAAACTGTTATTGCTAGGTACATAGATAGGTTCACTCCTATGTCTGTAGTAGCCTTCATTGTACCAGTTGCTATAATATCTAGGATAACTGGGATACGATACAATATTATAATAAACATTTGGTTTAATCATGTTTATAGGTAATCTCAAGGTATCACCTTGCTCTGTTACAGCTAACACGTGGGTTATCTGTATTTTAGGTTTTTTAGTATGTGTTCCACAACTACTTACAATAGCAGCTAGAACAAAAAGGGCAATTTTCCATATTTTCATTATTTAATTTTTTCACAATCGTTTACAGTTTCTCCAGTTCCACTAGGTGATTTCTTTGTACCTACTTTTCTGTAACCTTTCCAGCAGCTAGAGTTTTTAGAGTTCGCTCCTTTAAACGCAGGTCCTTTTGATCCGCAGTACTTTTTTAATAATGGTGATTTTAACATAATTATCTTTTTTTAGTTCTTGATTTAGTTCTTGATGAAGATCTTGACGACGATCTTGTTCTTGCTTTAGTTTTCTTTTTCTTTTTAGGTTTATCTTTTTGCCACTCTAACTCCCATTTAGCCCAACCTAAAGCGTTTGCAACTCTTATCCACTCTTCGTTTTCAGCATCAGACGCGTCTTTTAAGTTTTGTAGTTTTCTTATACCTCTATCGAGTGGTACGTTAGTAGCAGCACTAATAACTTGGCCAGCAGCTAAATAAGCTGGGTTATCTAATGAAAAACCTTTTTCCATTATTTCTTTTTTATTCCAGTCCCACGTTCTACCTGCAGATTTTAGTTTACCTATTTTAGAAGATATAGGAGGTGAAATATCTAATAATTCTATAGCCGCATCTTGAGCTTCTTTGCCTTCAGCTAATTTCATTATTGCGTTTTTAAGTGTAGATATAGCTGCACCATGAAAACCAAGTCCTCTTAATAATGAATCAGCCATACCATTAACAATACCTGTGTATTTTTTGTTTTTAGCTTCTTCGTCAGGTTCTTCATCTCCAAACGCCATAGCAAATAAAGCTTGTTGTAAAGCGTTGAATATCACATTTTGTATCGCTCCGTAGTATAATATCTTAGATATATTAGTTTTATCATCCCCTCGGCGATTCTTAAGATCACTAGCGGCTTTTTGCATTAACCTAGCATATTGAGCTGGGGTGTTGGCAAAAGCTAATATAACACGTCCCATTGGTCCAGCTTGTTGAGCACTAATTCTATCAGGTCTACTTGACTGTTGCGACTCTTCTGCTATTTCTCTAAAATCTTGAAATGCTTGAGCTTCAGCCTCTTTCTGTGACATACCATCTTTAATTAAAGACTTAAGTCTGTTTCTATAAAATGTAGCTCCACCTGATGCAATAGCAAAACTATCTGCTATTTGTGTAGGTAAAAAACCTAACTTAAGTAGTTTACTTATAAAAGCTTTAGCTTTGTTTTTTGATTCAGCAGCAATTTCTGCAATATCAGCTTCATTAACGTTTATTTTTAAACCATTACGTCTTTCAACTAAATAATCAGAGTTCATTAGTTTAATTACATCACTCCAATATTGTGGTTGATTACCAAATGCAGCAGCTGCTTTTAACGGGTTATTGTCAGACCAATTTACAAAGTTAACAGCTGATATAGTCTGTAGCACAGCTGATCTCATGTTAAAAAACATAATAGCTCCAATTGAACCGTTAAGCCAATCAACAAATCTACCGGTAAGACTATCACCCATTGCTCCTCTGTTGCTACCGCTTTTCATACGACCTAGTATATTTTCTAAAGCTTCTCTATAGCTTTTTCCATAAGCAGCCTCAAGTTTGTTTAAATTAGTTTCGTTAAAAACTTCATTAACATTACCTTGCCATTGTTTTAGATATTTAGCCCTTACAACAGTATTTAAACCTGAAAGTAAATCTGTAGTAATAGTTCCAGCCAACCAACTGTCTTGCGGTTTAGGATAACCATTATCTTTGTTTATGGCTATAAGCTCATTAGCAAATGTAACTAAGTTTTCATTTGCAGTAACATAGTCTTCTAGTATTTTTTGATCAGCTTTAGACAAACCTGGTATAGTCATACCTTGTTGTATCCATGTGTAAACCCTAACAGCATTACCTACAGTGTAAGGTTCACCTGTGATTTTTTTATTTAAATCTTTAGGACTAACACCTAATAGCTTTTTTAAAGCTTTAAAGTCATTGGCTAAAGCAACTCTAGCGTTTGATATATCTATGTTAGCTCTAGCAAATGGATCTAAAAAGTTTTCTTTTATCCAAGCTATAGTTTCATCACCTTTTTTACCTTTACCAGCAAAATATCTAGTTAAACCTACAAAATCTTGAGCAGATGGTGGTATGCCTAGTAAATTAAATTTACCTTTATCTGCGCCTACAGCTCTAGCTTTAGTTTGGCCATATCTTTTTTCTGTGCCAATACCTGTAGCTCTTTCTATTATATCATTAAAATCTTTATTAAGATCTTTTGATTTACTAAATTTAATTCTAGCATTTTGAGCTTCAGTATCTAAACGTTGCATTTCATTAAGAACGTTTTGATTACTACTTGTTTTAGAAAATTTTGTTTGTATTTTAGACGGTAAAGAATTTATGTTTTTAGCTTTAGCTGCTTGAACTTCTTTATAAGCTTGTGGTGCAAAAGCTCCTAAAACTTTTGTTTTATAATTTCCATTATTTTGTTTTTCATAAACAGTCATTGAAAAAGGAAATCTACCAAAAGTAAAAGAATTATAATATCTTGAACCTACTAAAGGACTAGAATCTTTATATCTTTCGTTTATAACATCATCCATTTGTTTAGGTATAATAGAAACAGTATAGCTATCAAAACCTTTTTTTAATTCTTCTAAAGTCATTTGACCATTAACATACTTAGCCATATTAACTAACATTGTTCTAGCTGGTGGATTATGTTCGTATCTGTAATCTTTTTTGTTTTTAGAGTTTGACTTTGCAAAGCTATCAACTCTAGCGGCTGCTCTAACTAAAGCTGTCATATCGCCATTTGATGCCGCAAAAAACATAGCTAAATCATTAACAGTTATTTCGCTTTCTTTATTTAACCCTTTATAAAAATCTAATATATCAATTATAGCATCTTGATTTTTCTTTGCATAATTAGCAGAATCGTCTAACATGTTTTTTGAAATACCTCCGGTTTTATTTAAAGACGTAACATAAGTGTCTACTTTTTGAGCAACTTTAGTTTTTAACAACGGTTTACTGTTATATTGAGGAGCGTTTCCTTTGTAAGTAAGTAATTCAGGTTTTTTTAAAAAAGGTTTAATTAAAACTTCACTCATTTCTTTTTGATTACCAAAAATACTAGTTCTTAAACTATCACTTCTTTCTAATGTACTTGGAACTAAATGTAACAAATCTGTTTCTTTGTTCAATTCCCACATAAAATTATTTCCTCCAACCTTTGCACCAGCACTGAGAGTAGGACCTAAAATATTTACAACATAATCAGCTATTTTTAAATCATCACCTTTAAATTCTTGCATTTTAGAACCAACAAGTTCATTCATAAAGTTGACATAACCCATTATTTGTTTATCATCTCTAAAATTTACACCACCTTTAGCTACACCTAATATATTTCTTACAACTTCTGTTTCTGTTTGCTCTTCAAAAGCCTGTATTAAATAATCGTTTATATTTATTTTTTTTGGTTTTCCAGTTTTAAAATCTTTTTGATTTTTAATAATACTTTTTCTAACTTTTTTCCATTCACTTATTATTTCTTCTCTTTTTCTACTAGGTGTTCCATCGCTTTTGTTTAGAAAATTTCCAAAAACACTTTGAAAAGCAGCATCAACATTATAGTTATCAATTGCAATTGAACTTATAAATTCAGGCAATAAGCCTCTGTATACAGTTTGATCTTCTGGTTTTAAACTTCTTAAACTTTTGTTTAAATTTTGATTATTACTAGCGGTTTTGCTAAACTTTAAATCAATAGGTCTTTTAATTGCTTTCGAAACTTTTTCAGTGGTTTGTGTTTTATCTACAAACTCTCTTTTCTCTGTAATTTCTGGTTTCTGTATAGTTTCCATTGTAGCATCAAAAGCAAACTCTTCTGCTAATGCTTCAGCTAATGCATCTTTTCTAGTACCTTTAGTTGATGTACCAACATCTCTACCTAAAAAGTAATTAATAAATTCAGCTTTAGTAATATCTTTTTTCTTAAATATTTTTTTACCTTCTTTAGTTTTTTCTCTTTTACCAGTGTCTTCTGCAAACGGTCTAAATCTTTTATTTATAATTTCTTGAGGTATAGCTTCATAAATATTTTCAAAGTTATCTCTTAAAAAAGTTTCGTAAGCAGCTCTTGACCCTAAAACATCTTTAGCTATAGTAGTTTTAAGTTCTGTTCTAAAACCTTTTTGTAAAGCTTTTTTAAACTGTGGTGAATCTACAGGTGGTAGTTTAGTGCCAAAAGTTTTTGTAACAGCATCAATTACTTTTTGTGTGGTAGCTTTATCTAGTTTAATTTTCTTCCTTAAACTTTCTTTTGCTTTTGTAGGTTTTTCCGCAACACGCTCTGTAACCTCTTCAGTGGTTGTATCTGTAACTCCTTTAGCCTCTGTGACATCTAGTTTAAACTCAGTGTCTAAAACTCTATTAGAAGCTTCTATAGCTCTTGCTGGTAAAAACTTATTTATATAAGCAGCTAACGGGACACCTTTGCTAGCATCGTATTCATTTATTAAATCTATAATACCACGCTTACCAGTTTCTATTTCGTCGGTTAATAGTTGTCTATCAAAACCAGGCGCTTCACTTCTTCTTTGTACAATTCTATTTGTAATAGGTTTAAACTTCTCTATTATTTCAAACGCACCTTCTTTACCTTTTTGTTCAAATATAGTTTGAACAGCATCAGACTCAGATTTAGATTCTTTTATAATATTTTCAACATCTTGCTCCTGTTGCTTAGGTATAACTAATTCACCTTTAACACCTTTAGCAGCTGCTTTTACTTGACCTAAGTTTAATGTACCTTTTTCTACACTATTGCTATAATCTTTTATAAAATTATATACATCTCTACCATTATTAAATTTAACGTTTAATCCAAAGCGTTGCAATACTCTTCTTACACTATCACCAATCCTTGTAAAAATATTTTCTTCAAACTTAATATCACCACTGGCTAAAGCATCTGAAAATAGGGTTAAGGCTTCTTCCATTTGAACTTCTTCAGATTTGTCAGCATATTGCTCCATTCGTTTTTTAAAGTTACTATCTTTAATTTGAGCAGAATCTATTTTGTTTAGTTCTTTTAAAAGTTCATTACCTAAATTAATTGCGGTTTCAGGATTGTCTTTAACTGTTTTATATAATATAGCATGGCCTATTTCGTGAGTACCAACATTAAAAGCTTTTTCTTTACTAGCAATATCTCTATTTATAACAATAGTTTGCTCGCCTGTGTTAGGATTTTGAACTATAAAACCTTGATCTGTAGAAGACTTAATATTTAAATCTTTTTCATTTTTTAAAAAATCATCAATTTCTTTTTTATTAGCAAAATCTCTTACATCAACACCACTAATAAATTTAGAAGCTTGTTTAGCTTTAGTTATATTGTTTACTAATTTTTCTCCTTCAGATCTTATTTCATATATTTCTTGACTAGCGTTGTTTCTAGCTTTTTCTATATTATTTATAAGAATATTTTTAGTATCAGAATCTAATTCTGTTGAAGATTTAATCTTGTTAATTTTACTACCTGATTCTGTTAAAAAATCAGAATTTTTACTTATAATATTTAATTGTTTTTCATTAAGAGAAGAAACTATATTATCATTACTATCAAATTGGTTTTTTAAATCTTGTTTTATTTGAGCTTGAACAGTGTTAATAGTTTTTATTTGTTCTTCTGATATATTTTTTTTAAATTTAGAATTTTCTAAATCATTTAATTGTTTTATAGAATTTTTAATTTTTTGTTGCTCTTCACTTGTTCTTATTGCTCTTCCAGCTCTTAAAGCTTTTCCGCCAACAGCAAGTCCAACACCTCCAAACATACCCTTAAGCGCTTGATCTAAGGCATCTGGTGACGTCATAGAATTACCAGCTTCTAAACTTGCTTTTTTTAAGCTCATTCCTTTTGCTAAATTAGTGTTTAGTTCACCGGTACCGTATTGAAACCACTCTTGAAGAAAGTTTTTACCACCAACATTTATTAAAGAAAATAATTCTTTTCTAGAACTAGTAGGCATAGAATTTATCCATTTACCTATATTTCCAATTTGTGCTTTTTCAGAAACATATTCTACAATACCTAAAAAACCAGGAACAATAACTTCTGCTTTACCAGAATTAACAAGTTCTTCACTTGTAACACCAAGTTCATTTGCCTTTGTTTCGTTGTAGTTTTTTATGGAGCCAGAGGTTATAGTTGTAAAAAGACCAACCGGCGTTGATGCAACTGAAGTTACTATAGATGCAACCCCATCTAACGCAGCGGCAATACCACCTGAAAAATAATTATCTTTATTTAAATTAGGAAAAGATTGTGTAGGTAGATTTTGACTCTGCAATTTATCTATTCTAGATTTAGCCCTACCCATGCCCTCTATACTTTCTTTATAAAGTTTTTCAGCTGCTTCTACTCCATATATATTAGCTGTTAAATCAAAGCCTTGAGTGCCCATAAAATGATACATGTAACTAAATTGATCATCTAAACCTGATAATTGCCTCATATTATTAGTTAATGTCCCATACATATCCTCTAAAAAAGGTAAGTCAATTTTACCACTAGAAACGTCTTGCATTTTTTTCTGTCTTCTGTCTCTAGCTTCTTTTTCAACTTTAGATATTCTTTGTGATTCTTCAAATGGAGTTATAGATGTTAATTCTCCTTGAGCTTGTTTTTGTTTTTTTATATCTTCTTCTGTTAATTCTGGTAAATTAGCAGCTGCCATCATTATATTTCTAGCTGCATCGTTTTGTTCTTGTTGAATTTTTTCGTTATATTGTTTAGCCGTTACTTCAACTTCTTCTAATCCAACTGGGATAAATTGACCGTCACTAACCCCTCTTAATTTAATTTCACCTTCATCTGTAAAACCAGATCCAGCACCAATGAAATATCTGTTTCTTTTGTTTTTAGGATCTGTAGAAACCGAAGAACCAGGATCCAATGTGGATGCCGTATTTGGTTCTGGTGTTACAGACGCATCCGTCTCCGCAACACCGTTTGTCTTTACTGAATTATCTTCATCTGTTTCAATACCAACTTTAACAATATAATCATCTAAACTAAGGTTTGAATCTTCCGCAGCTAATTGCACATCTTCTAAAGAATATGTTTTGTCTTTAAATTTAAACATAATTATAATTTAATTTTTTATAAGAGACATAGGATCAAAAACTATAGGCAAACCTTGTACTTTACCTTCTTTTTCAGCTTCTTTTTGTAATTTTAAATATGCTTGGTCATAAGTATTACCTCCATCTAAAATATACATAGTCATTTTAAGTTTAGCATCACTTAAACCTTTTGAAGGAATTTCTGCTACTTTACCTGTAGCCACTGATTTTAACTCTAAATAATCACCTTCTTCGTCACCCTCCACGTTTTTAAAACTAAACTCTGGTAAAAGTTGTTTTTGAAATTCTGAATCAAATATTATATCTTGTTTTTTAGTACCTTTAAGCGTAGGTCTTTTTGTGTTTAATTTTTCAAGTTTACTAGTTAAAGATTTTAATCTTTTAGAAGTTCCAGCTCTTTTTATTTCACTCTCTGTTAATTTTTCATCTACGCCAACTTCTTTCAGTCTAGGCATAGTATCTTGCAGTTCTTTATGTTTTTTATCTAGTATCGCATCTGTAAGTTTTGCAAATGATCCTGGTGTTAAACCGTGGTCTGTTTCAGCAGATGGTTCAAGATCTATATCCGCACCTAAAACATCATCTGTCCAGCTTTGCATAGCGACTAAACCAGAGCCCATGTCACCACCAGAAGCTCTACCTTGTTTTATAACACCAGTTATCTGAGCTTTTAATCCAGGTAACATTGTATTTTTAAACTTAGTAATATCTAAATTATCAACTTCATATTCTTTTACAACATTATTTTTATCAACAGATTTTATAACACTTGTTCCGTTAAGCATTCCTTTTACAATTTCAGAATTAAGATCTATAGCTCCGTTTAATGTTATTTTTTCATTTTCTAAATTTTCACTAACACCTTTGTTTATAACAGGATTCATTACTAAGCTTTGTGGTGTGAAATCACTATTAAGATTGTAAGTTCTTTTATTTTTTTCAGCTAAATCTAAAATTTTATTGTCTTTACCTTTACTTAAAACACTTTCAACCTTACCTCTATATGGTAACTCTCTGCCGTCTTGAGTTCTTGCAGATGGTTTATTTAAAAAAGTCATTGAAACATTTAAAGCACCTGAACTATCTCTTATTATATTAAAATCATAATCAGCTTTTGGACTACCACTAAAAGTATCGTTTATATCATTTAAAACTTGAGGATTTGTGGCAGATGCTGATAAGCCTCCTTCTTGACCAAGATTTACTTGTTTTGCAGATATTTCATCTCTTTCTCCTTTTAAATTTTCTAAAGCATTAGGTAAACCTACATCAAAAAAAGTTTCTAAAGCGTTTAATTCATTTTGTTTACTTAAACGATCGTTTCCTGTTAAATTAACATTAGCAAGTTGTTGTCTTAATTGTGCAGCTTTATTTACTTCACCATCTAATATTTTTCTAAACTGAGGTGTTATATTAAAATCTTTTAAAGACTTGTTTACGTCTTTTAAATAATCCGAACTAAACTTAATAAGATCAGCTTGACCTTTTAAATTTGATTTTTTTATCGCTTGGGCTTTAGCAAATCTAGTGTTTAAAGCTTTAACCGTGCTTTGTCCTATACTAGAGATAGCTTGTGCATAATATTTTGCAGATTCTGTATCAATTACTGTTTGTGGATTTCTATATGACATATTAACCGTTGTTTCCTGCGTAGGCCGCAGCTATATTACCGATAGAAGAAAGACCAGCTGAATACATTGCTGATGCACCTTGTGATGCAGCAACAGCTGCTTGAGCTTGACCTGTTATTTGAGCTTGTTTTCTATCTAATTGTTCCATTTCTCTTCTTTCTTTTTGACTAAATACAAATTGTTTACCGGCAACATCAGCTTGTTGTAATCTTTGTGCTTCAGTCATTTGTATGCCTTGAACTCTTTGAGCTTCTTGCATTTTTAACTGCTCTAGTTGAGATTGACCTTGAGCTTTTAATTTTTCGTTAGCAGCCTCTTGTTGTTCTATATTTGCACTAACACCTTTTTTACTTTGTAATGCAGCTTGTGCTAAAGCAGTTGCGCCACCAGCACTAGCTCCAGTAGCTCTTAACATATCTAATGTATTTGCCAAAGCTATATCCGCTTCTTCAATCTGCATGTTTGCCGCTTGAGTAGCCACACCTAAGTTAGCATAAGGATTGGAAACCATACCGCTTAAGTCTTTTGCCATACTAGAAATATCTGTTACTCCTGCATAAGGATTTATTATAGCTTGTCTGTTTTTTTCTAAAACACTAAGTTCTCCTTTTAATCTATCACGCTCTACTCTAGCTCTATAAGCTTCACGTTTTTTTGCACCACCACCAAACAAAGCTCCAAGCCCAGATATTACGGCTCCGCCTATAGCTATACCAGTGCTAACAGGATCTAAAGCCATTGTAACCCCATATGGATTACCAAAAAACCACTCGTATATTTGTATTAAAATTTCTTCCATATTATTTAGTATGATGATTCTACAATATCAGATGATACTGCAAATAATTCTTTTTTAGTTGTTGGGTAATCATTGTTTATTAATTTAAACTTAACTGTTGACCAAAATCCTTTTATACCAGAAGAGCTGGCACCCCAAAGTATTTCACCACCTGTTGATGTTGAAACATTTATCAAGTTAGCAAAAAATTTATTTTCTTTTCTTTTAAAATTATTAGCAAACATATCTGACTCTAAGGAGCTTAAATTAGTTTGTAATGTAAATTTACCTACTGGAGAAGCAATGTCACTAGAACTAGCTACCATGCTTTCTAATTGCCACCCGTCAACACCTTCGTAATTTATTGTTTTAAAATTTTTAACTAATGATGGTTCTTTATTTAAAATAACTGTGACAGTAGAGTCAGCAGCGGTGTTATTATAAAACTTACCGTATTGACCAGAGTTATGTAACCAAATTTTTCCATCATAAAAACTATAGAAATTATTAATTAAACTAGTTAAAAAACTAGGTTTATAAGTAAAAAAACTAGTCCAACCTAAAACACCTTCATCAAAAGATAATGTTTTATATGTTTCATAACTTACAGGATCTGTCGGCAAAGGCCCTACGTTAGAACCCTGTAAAGATAGAATGTAATTTTTATTATGAATATCCCATCCACCGACAATTTTAGTTGCAGAAGCTAATTCATCTCTAAAAAAGTCATGCATACCATATGATGATATTTCTGTAATACCATCTGCAGACAACCTTAAAACACATCCTTTTTTTCTATCTGTAAAATATTTTCTATAACCATATACAGCAAAACTAAATGGATCTGTAGCAATACCGTATTCACCTGCATAAGCTACTATTTGTCCTATTACTAAATTACTAGAAGTTACAGTTCCATTACCCTCTGCTGAGTATATAGCATCTTTATCTATTAAAGCTCTACTTACTTTATCTTCTTGAAATATAATTAAGTTTGTATCCTCAGCATAAAGTTTTTGTATTGAACCATTTGCTGGGTCTGTAGATCTAGTTATGTCTTCGCCTACAGAAAACTGATTAGTGTTATTTACACCTGTTCTTGAATTAAATATACCTGAGTATATCAAAGTGTTAAACCTGTGTTGTTGTTTAGTATTTTCTTCATCTAAATAAGCTTTAACACCAAAATCAACTGTCGTGTTGTTGTAACCTCCTCTGATTCTAGACTCTTCTACATACCAATCATCAGCAGCAACCGACGTGTAACTTCCAGGTACGTTAGCATAAGGCGCTATTGGTTGCGGACTAGCCGTGACAATATCTTTAATTTTTTTAATTAAGAAAGTATTAAAATATTTTACTTCTACTATTGCCATAATTTATTATCACTTAATTTAACATGTACTTACAATATCTACGACACCATTACTGTTATTAATATCAAAATATCTTCTATTACCAAAACCAGTTTGAGCACAGTTATAAGAATATACTCCTGACGCCGCTAAAGGAGAGCTAGATCCATTTGGTCCTTGTCTTATAACATCACCAACTTGTGGTGTGCCACTATTTGTCGTATTGTTATAATATAAATTAGAACCACAATCTGGATTTTGTTGACCATTGAAATGACAAGATGCACTAAATACACTAGGAGGTGATGCATAAAACGGAAAACCTATAGCCGCTGAAACAACGTTAACTTCTTGTGTTGCTGTTTGGTTTAAAGAACCACTAGCTAAAGCAGAACCATTGTAGGCATCTTCTAATTTTATGGTTAATGTGCATGTGCCAGGATTTGTTCCTGTACCTGTTTTAGTTATAACTCCTGTTGTTTCGTTTATAGAAAAAACACCATTATAAACAGAAGGGCTAACACCTGAAATACTCCATTTTAATTGTTGTAACTTTAAAGTAGAGTTAACAGCTCCATTGTCACCTGTTATTGTTGCTATAGTTCCTTCAAAATTTTGATTAATATTGTTTACAGCTGGCAAAGCAACGCCTCCGTTAATAACAGGTGGAGAGTTTTGTAAACTAACCTGTATGTTTAATGTAGATGACACTACAGGTGTAGCTGGTGCATTATTAGTTATAACCATTGATATAGTGTAGGATCTCACGTTTGGATCATAGTTGAAAACAAAAGCATCACCAACTTTAGCAAAATTATACAAATGTGGATCACCTGAAGTACCAGCACCTGTTTTAGTAATGCTAAATTGACTAGAAACATCAGTTCCGTTAACATCAAGAACAGTTATAGTAGAAGACTCTGTGTTAATAAGGTCGTTACCAGATTGATCAACTGGCGACAAATTTGTTAAAAAACTTCCAGTCATAGCCTCTGTAAAAGCACTAGAACTATAAGTTGACCAACCAACAGCACCTTCATAATCGGATTTTATAGCGTCATTTAATGTAGATATTAAACCTACCGTTGGTGTTTCCCAAAATATATCTAATAAAGAATCTTGAGGTTCTGTTTCATATATAGCTAAATACGGTTGCATATTAGCACTTTGATTACTATCGTCTAAAACACCAGGTATAATTGTATAGTTATTTGAAAAAGTAATTCTAGCAATACTAGGATTTGTTGATGTTTGATAAATATTTTGATGCCCTCTAGCGTCTAAATCAGCGTAAGCCATATTTAAATCGTTAGAGTTAGTAGCGATTGTTGAAGCTGTGTCTGTAAGAACACCTGGAAAGTATTGAACATTATTTAAAGAAGAACCTCCAATAAGCCTGTTTGTAACTCTTAAAGAAAGCTGTACAGAACTTTTATATTGTTTTTGATCTGGACCTACTTGAGATAAATCTCTAGGTATTTTATTTATATTATCATTTAATAAAACTATATGACCAGTAGAACTATTTTCGTTAGTTGGAAAAGGATTTGTTCCAGCGCCGCCATGGGTTGGGTAGCCTCTTAATATACCAGGTAAGTAAGTATTATAGTAATCTTGCTCTTGCTGTTTTACAACTATTTTGTAAGAGTACCAACCTTTAGAATTTATACTATACTTATATTTTACATCAGGATTGCTAGGTGATTGTTGTAAGTAAATAGAACTTGCTTGGCCATCGGTTGCAATAGTGTATTTACCTGAACTAGGTGTGTTGTTTTTAATATTAATTACCTTAACGTAATCTGTAAATTGACCTTCTAAAAAAGAACCTATTGTTGGTATTTCGCTTTGAACAGTACCTAGTTTAAATATATAAACACTACTATATGCTAATTCTGAGTTTTCAAGAATATTTTGAGCTGAGTTTAACACAAAATTGTTAGCGTTAGTTACTGTATCAATGACAACACCAGCTGGTAAACCACCACCTGTTACAACCATTCCTACGGTTATATTTGGATTTGCTGTTGTTAAGACTAAACTTGTTGTAGTACCACCTGCTGTATTGTCAGAACTAGTAGTACTCTCTATAATAACAGGTTGATCACCTGGTGTTGCTTGATAAGTATTGTAACCCGTGTCTGTGTTTGCGTACAAACCAGGTGTTCCAAGTGTGTCGTTTTCAGCTACCGTAATAGGTGTTTTTATATTTACTTTTAAAGCATCTCCAAACCAATTATTTAAATCACTTGTTGCAGAGTTAAAAGCATTATATATTGTATCACCGCCATAAACATTTCCATCGCCAGCTATTGTAGAGGTTAACTTTATACCAGATAATATAACGTCTGATTGTCTTCCAAATTTATCTGCTAAAATAAAACCAACTTGATAGTTTCTATTTTGCTTAACAGAATGATTAGGGTATTCTACCCAGTTGTTATAATTGTTAGCTAAAGATTTTGGGCCAACACCTACTATATAATCTAAAAATTCAGGAGATGTATATTTATCTTTAAAATTACCATATATAATTCTATTTCCAGCTGTTTCTTGAGCTAAAGCTTTAACAGGAACTTTATCATAAACTCTAATTGTTTGATTTGTTGGTAACGTTCTAAAAGGTTTTCTTGATTGATAGTTGTATATGAAAATATTACTATTAGTTATAGAAGTCCACTTATTACGACTATCATTTAAAAATGGCTCATTGTAATCTATTGAATCAATTACTTTAACTACAGTTTGATCAGACTCTTTGTAAAGTATATCTATAGATTTTATTTTATAAGTAGCATCGTCACCTGGTTGGCAATTACTTAAAACATCTGGAAAAGGAATTAATAAATCTATATTTTGCACTCCATTTTCCATAAATTCTAATATAGTACTTCTATACGCTTCATCTTCATTGTTTTCTAAAAAATAACCTTTTTGTTTAGGTATAAAACATATTTGAGTAAAAGGTGCCATTAAAGAATACTCACCATCATCGAACTCAAATCTATAACTTAATCTAATAAATCTACTTTCTAAATAATCTGGGTCTCCTGGCCAATCATAACCTTGATTAAAATCAAATGTAATATTTTCACCAGTCATTGTTGTTGCTAAAAAAGTAATATCACCAGCGTTAACAGTGGTTGGTGCAGCGTTTAAAACAACAGAAGTGTTAGTATTTACAGCTGTAACATAAAAATAATCTTCAGCGCCAAAACTAGCATTATTATATTGTACAGCTAGCATGCCTTTTTGTATACCTGCTGTATTAGCAATAAGCAAAGTGGCTGTTGAAGAATTAGTTGTTGTAGGTGTTACAACTTTTTGTAATAAACCTATAGGTTGGTAAGGATTGTATTTTGCTACAGATATATGATTTTCTTCTGTATAGTAAACACCATTGGCTACTAAGTCTAAATTTATTTTTCTAGGTTGATTTCTATTGTCAGTCCAGAATAAAAGATTTTCTATAACACTAACGCCTGTTATAGGGTTAGATGTTGAAAAATTTAAAAATGAACCAGTAACTAAAAGAGCAGGGGCAACATTAGGTGTGTAACTATATATATAATGATTAGTATTATTTGTTAAAAACACAATAATAACATTTCTACTATTTATTGCTTTATAACCTATTATTTCAAACCCACTTAAACCAAAATTACTAACTAAAGTATTACCTAAAACAGTTTCTAAAGCACCTATATCATCATCTTCAGATTTACCTACAGATATGTTCTGCGCATCTCTATATTCACCGTTAGGTATTAATCTATCATCCAAGTCTTTATTCATCTTGGATCTTAGAAAACTGTTTTTAATTTCTGCCATGTTAGTTATTTAATCCATTTAGATTTACCTCTCATAACTTGAACTATTTGATCAAGCTTAAGATTAGATAATCTTATTTTAGCATTTCTTAGTTTAGCACTTCTTTCTTGTTTAAACCTTCTTACAACATATTCTTGAACTCCAGATGATACAGATAGTATAGAGTGAATTATATGTGCATATAAAGCTTCTTCAGCTAGTTTAGGTATTCTAGCATCTAGATCATAAGCATTGCCATCAGAAACATACTGAAGTATTATTAATTTATTAGCTAAGTTGCTAGTAAAACTAAACTCACCTTTTCTTTCATCTATTTTAAACCATCCGTTTTTTTGACTAGTCTGTGGTTCTAATCCATATCTTTGACCTAACGCACCATCTGTATAATTACGATCTAAAACGTTGGCATTGTTTAAATCATTGTTAAAACCTCCACTTATATACCTAGGATTTGTTTTATTCCAGGTTGCGTCTGTTTGAGACGTAACTTCTGTGTTGCTATCAAAGTTATCTTGAATAGGTTTACCATCATCATCTTGTGTAAAAGTATAATAAGGGCTTTGATTAATTATTAGTTGGATATATAGTATGCAAAACACCTAACTCATCTACCCATGAAGCTTTTACGTAATTAACGTAGTCTTGTGGTATAGCTAAACTTAAAGCTTGGTGGAACATTTAATTCAGTTGATTTTACACTTTTTAAAGTATCATAACTAAACTCTTGTAAACCACGTCTAGCGTGAAATATAACGTCAGTTCTTTTTACACTAGGTATTAATTTACCAGCGCCTACATAAGCTATTAAAAAATTATCAATAACATCCGTAAGTTTAGTGTAAGAATATTCACCGTGATTATCTTCTATAGCAGACTCTACTAATTGTATTTTAATATAGGAATTAGCTGATAAATAAGAATTTACAGTTATTATATTGCCAGCTTCAGTATAAGGTTCTGCAAGTTTAAATACTAATGCTACTTGAGCAGGAGGTATTTGAACAGTTATTGTACATGTAAATGTTGTAGTTGTTAATATTTGTTTTACAGTACCATATGTGGTTGTTCCAGCTGCATTCTGTATTAACATGCCTACAGATATATTTATATTAGCAACATTGATAGTCAAGGTGCTTTCACCTACAGGAACGACAGTTCCATTACTTGTACCTGTTGTTTTAGTATTATTAGGTGTTAGCTCTGTCCAAGTTAACGCATCAGGGCTAGAATATAAATGAAAATTATTTAAACCATATTGACCATTAGCATTATCAGAGCTTCCAAATATTAAATCAGTGTTAAAAGTGCTAGTAAATGTTTTGCCTGCACCAGCAGCCTCTACGTAAAACTGCTGAGCTCCAGCGTAATATTGTCTGTTTGTTTCGGTTATTAAACCACCATTAGGTATAGGCATATTTTATTATCTTTGTTGATTAACATTTTCTTGAGCAACCTGTTGAGCCGCAACCTGTACTATTTCAGGGCTTTTTACCACAACACCAGCATACAATAATATTTTTAATATTAATTCAGTTTGCTCAGCAGGATGTAATTCAAAATTAAATGAAGTTGAAGAATTAAAAATGTATTGATTGTTTAAACCAGTTGTAAAATTCCATATAGGAGGTAAAGGTTTTCTTATGTACGAAGTAGTAATACCATTAACTATTGTTGTTGGATATATAGTTATTTTGTTATTCTATAAGTATACACAGGATATGTTGTTGTAGGTGCTGTTAGTTTAGAACTTAATAAGTGATATAACTCACTTTACCGACTCTTTCTAGCTCTTGCGTAGGTATAGCACCAGTGGTGTAAAAAAATCTCCTAGTCTATAAAATTCTTTTGGGTAAACGTTTACAATTAATGTTTGACCAGTTGTTGGTTGTGAAAAGAAATTTATTGTTGTTCCAGATATACTGTAAGAAGTTCGGAAATCAATATACCATTAGCAAATAATCTCTACAACCATTAGCTACTTGATCAGCTGTAGCCGTTTGAATAACATAAGCCGTTGTCCCTCCTGTTGTTGCCACGGGTAAAGTAGTTGTTGCTATTGAACCTGAACCAGAAAATTGTTGTGGTAAATTAAAAACGTTACTTGAAGATATTGATGTAGCGTTTCCAAATTCTTTAAATATAGAGATTTTTTCATCAAGATTACTTACTCTATCTGCGTAATCTGTATCTGTTTGTGGAATACGTATCTGCTGATTTAAGCTATCAAAATATGTTTCAAATATTTCTAATTGAGCCTGAGTACCTGTTTTATTAAACTCAACAGGTGTCATATAACCTCTCTGTTCTTTATTTAGTATTAATAAAACGGTTTGATATACAGTATTTACGTTTATTGCCATTTTAGTATTTTAGTTAATAGTGATAAGGGCCACGGAAGTGACCCTTCACTATAATTATAGTCACATATTATTGTAACTTTTTCTTAATTGTTTTAAAAACTTCAACACCTTCATCAGTTTTAAACCAAGCGGCTAACGCTGAATAAGGGTTTTCATCAAAAGGTATAGTCATTAGTTTTCTATCATTAGATCCCCAATGGAACGTTCTTTGATCTTGAGCTAATTTTATTATATGTTGCTCAGTAGCTCTTATACCTATATTTCTTAAACCTACGTTCTCATCACTTGCTACAGATAAAAATGCTGATGGATTTCTTCTTGCCATAAGTAGTAAATCTCTTCTTAGCTCTTTAGAACTTAATGTAGAGACTTTAGACCCTAGTTCAACTCTTAACACAGCTTCAGCGTGATCTATATCCATTTCTTTTGCTGCAATCATTGCATCTAGTTCTACATTAATATCTTCAAGTTCATCTTCAGCAACTACCTCAGCTTCCCATTCAGAATATATAATACCTTTTTTAGGGTGATATAGTGATAATAGTTTTTGTAAGTTTTGTTTTTGTTTTGGAACAGCTAAAACACCATCTTCAAATATAATGTGCCCTAGCGTTACCTCTCCTTTTTGTTCTTGTAAAAAAGGTGAGTTCTGATTCGTAGCATATCTTAATTCTTTTTGTTCCCCTGTTTTTTCATCAAACCATAGTAATGGATGTCTTCCAGTGTTTTTAGAATTTAAAGTATATGTTAACGGTTCTTTATCGTGTAATAGAAAATATCTTCTATCTTTAATCTCCCATTTAGGGGCTATTGTTTCTTTTGTTTTTGACATGATATAATATAATATAATTAATAAAATAAAGGGCTGGGTGCCGAAGCACCCAACTCTTTAAAGCAATCTTATTGTTGGAATAATACGAAATTATTCGCAGCTTGAGTAACCAAACATCTTTCAGATAACCAGTTAACTTGCATCGCATCAATGTTAGTAGTGTAAGCACCACCAGCAGATCCTGTGATCCAGTTTTTGTATCTTCTGTCTTCTGTTTGTGAAGCTCTATATCTAACGTGTAAGAATGGTCTTCTTATGTTAGTACCTAATTGTTGGTCATACACAGTTGATGTTCCAGCAGGTATTAATACACCTTCTATTCCACTTACTGCAACTCCACCTCTTGTAGAAGCATCGTTTAAGTATTTCCAGCTAGTTTTGTAGAAGTCATAAGAACCTCTTCTGAAACCAGAGAAACCTAAATTAAGTGCCATGTCTTCAGAGTTTTCAAATAAACCGTAAGCAGTTCCACCTACAGCTCCACCTGAAATTTGTCCTAACATGTCATCAAAATCTAAATCAAGTCCTCTGTTTAAGAAAAGCATGTTTTCTTCAATAGCTCCTTGAGTATCTAGATTTTTAAGTACTTGATCAAAGTCAGAAATTCCAGTACCAGCTGAGAATCCAGACATTACATTACCTCTTGCTTGGATAGCAGAGAAAAGACCTTGAGATCCATAAGCGTTGATACCGCCTCCAAATCCTTGGACATTAGCTTGTTGTGCAGCAAAGCTTACACCTCCAGCTCCAGTTGATAATTCACCTTCAACCATTGCCATTTCTAAGTAATCGTCAAAACGTAATCTTGTTTCAGACTCAGACTTTAAATACCATAAGTATCCTGATGTTCCATCTTCTGTAGCAACTTCTACCCATCCAATTTGAGCCATATCAGAACCATTGATTTGGAATGAATCTTTTATGATAATTGGGTTGTTAGAATATTGTGTGAATGAAGGTTGAATAGACTTGTAAGATCCAGCACCTAAGCCATTATCTACAGGTCCAACAGTTCCTTTAGCAAAAATAGAACCGTATACAAATAGTTTAAGATTTGTAGCTCCAACTCCTAAAGCATCCCAGTTAGCAGCTGTAAAAGGGTAAGCAATAACTTGCTGTCCTAAACCACCTGGTAAACTTGTTTTTACCACACCTTTTAATGTAACACCTGTAGCAGGGTTCATTACAACGATAGTATCGTTTGGAAAAATAGCATTTGATACAGCTGGGTTTCCACCTAGAGCGAACTCTAATGTAGCAGAACCTGCACCACCTGTTTGTGCTACGTTTACATAAGAAACGTGTAATCTGTTTTGTTCAGACCAAATTACTTGATCAGATGTCATTGGCATTTCAGCGCCAACCATTCTTAAGAAACCAGATAATGTTCTGTTTCCATATCTTTCTACTTCAGCTTCGTAAACTTCAGGTAGGTATTGCTGAGCAAAGTCATTAGCTCCAGCGTTAAACGCTAGATAATTGTTTTGCAAAGCTAATTGTTGTTGAGAAGGTACAATACTTCCAAACACAGGATTAATTTGTCCCATAATAATTAATTTTGTTTTTAGTTAAATTTTCTTGTTTTAATCTTCAGTTTTGAAGAATCAAGACCGCTTATAGCTTTAACTTTTAATCCACCAACAAATACGTCTCCGGTAGGCGCTGGCCTAACATCTTCGGATATGTTTTTAGACTTAGCAACAAGATCTTTAGTAGCATCGGATTTACCTTGCTCATAAAAATGTTGTGCTATTTTGTCAACGTTTTCAGCGGCATACATAGCTTTGTGATAACCTTTAACATCTTTACATTACCTTTATCATCTAAGAACTTCTTAATTGTGTTTGTAATATTCGATTGTTTAGTTGCAACTTCACTAGGATTTTTAACACCGTATCTAAATTTTTTTCACCAACACTGAAATCAAAACCTTTGAAATCATTAGTAAAATAATCTTTAGTATTAGATTTAAAATCCTCATGTTGTTGTTGAGCTGTGTTTTGCTCTTCATTATAGCGATTGAAAAAGTCCATAGCTTTTTGTTGGTCTTGTGTCGTACCAGGTCTCAACTTGATTTCCTCGTAATATTGACTTTTTAAACCATCTAAATGCTTTCGGGCTTTAGCAACCTCTTCTTTATACGCAAGTTTCTTTTTACGAATCTCACGCTCCTCGTCCACTTCTTCATCAAATGAAAAATTATCTTCAATCATAAAGTTAATTTCGCTTGAATCTAAGTGTGATTTGGCTTGTTTGTAATACTCTCTTAATAAAGTATCATTATCTACATTAGTATAGTCAGCATTTAATCTAACATAATCTTCTAATGTTCCACCTGTTTCTTTCATAAAGTCTACGACTTTTTCGATGTTTTCAGGTAATTTAGCTACCTCTCTTGCCTCTTCAGGTGTAGGAGCAATAACTTTTTCTTCAATCTTTTCACCTAGTTGTACTATTTCTTCTTCAACAACTTCTTCAATAGGTTTTACTTCTTCTTCTTTAATTTCAGAAACTGGGCTGGGCTCTGGTACTTGTTCGTCCACTTTAGGGCTATCTCCGGTTTGTTCTTCCACAACCACCTTCTTTGTTTCTCCGACTTGAATGGCATCTGTTTCTTCTGTTTTAGGTTTTGATAAATCGACTTTAATAATATCGTCTTTTACCAATTGTTTAGGCTTCTTTTTTATTTTAAAAGAGCCTTCTTCTTTTACTTGTTCTGACATAATATAATATAATAAAAATTAATAAAAGTTTATTGCGGTGTAAACTGCTCTAAACCAAATCCGCCTAAGTTATCATTACCAGCTGATTCAAAATCTGTAGGTAATAAATCATTTTGACGTTGTTCAATCATTTTTGATTGTTGTGTTGCTTGTATTTTAGTTCTTTTATCTTTACGATCTTCTATAAATTGTTCTTTTTGTTTGTCTCTACCAATTTGAGCTTGAGCTAGTTGCAAACTGTATTCAAACTCTTGAGCCATTAATTGTTTTTTAATTAAGCTTCTGTTTGCATTCTTTGTATTTCAAACTGAGACTTAGCTTGTTCAATTTGTATTTCTGTTTGAGCTAAAGCTTCTTGTTTTTGAACTTCATCCATAGCAGCTTGCTTCAGAGGCTTTTGCATTTGCTTGAGCTTGAGCTTCAATCATTTGCTTGTTGTTGAGCTTGATCTTTTTTTTTTCTGTTTTCTTTTGTATTTTAATATTTGATTAGCTAGCTTTAGATTTTTAATTTGTCTAATATCTATAGCATCTTCTAAATATATTTGACCGTTGATTGTAAAGCTATTTGTATGTTTTGCTCTAACATAGCTTTTTCTTCTTCATCAGGTTCTAAGTTCTAAATAAATACCAAAATCATGTAAATTTAATTAGATATTTCTTCTAAATTTTACATTGTAAAGTAGATATACTTTCATTAAAGCGTTTGCTTAGTTAAAGGGAAATCTAAAGCATCTGCTATTTTTAAAGATATGTTTTCACAATTCTTAAGAGTTAAATATAAACTAGCTTGTATTAATATGTTTAGTTGCTATATTAGATGCGTTAGCAGCCATTTTTTGTAACCTACTAAAGCGTTCTTTATCTGGTATACTACCATCTCTAGCTTCATTTAATCCGGTTACATCTCGTATCATTTGTAAATAATATTGATAAGTTGTATTAAGACTTTGTATTTTACCTTGACCAGCTTGATGCTGTTAATTCTTGAATAGGTACTTTACCTCTATTTAAGGATCACCATCTTGTGTAAGTGATCTACCAACAATACTACCAGTTTGGAAATACATATTTAATGCTTCTGCTGGATTATAATTTGTTCCATTACCTAAATCAACTTCTGCTAAACCATCCATATCTAAAATACACCATCTGGTACCATTCTAGACAATAACTTGTTGTAGTTTTAAATGATGTTAATTGAATCATATCAGCAAAACCAGTTACATTTACTAACTAAAGATTCTATACGACCTTTATACATTCTAGGTGCACATATAGCATAATTCATTTTAACTTTAGTTAGTATCTGCTATTAGGTCTTGTCATGTTTTCAGCAAGCTCCCACTTTAACATATTAACACCTAAAACTTTAGCACCGCTGTATAAACTTCTATAGACTTCTTGAAACTCTATCAAAGTTATCATTTTCTGGTGGATTAAATGTATCAGGTTTTTCTAATGCTTTTTCTAAACCTTGATCTGTTTTTTTATTTTAAATACTTGATTATATATGTTTTATATTCAAAATATAATACTTGAACAGTGTTTTCATCATAATTACCCCAACCAGTTATATACCATCTGTTACCAGGCATTTTTTGTATTTTTCTAATTCTTCTTGTAAGATATGGAAATTCTTTTTTAAGTTCAGGTAAAGTTATAGATTTTACTTCACCAACATAATATATATCTTCAAAGTTAGGATCTTCTGTATATGAATAAACTAAATAAGCAGGATCAACATAATCAATTGTAACTCCTTCAGATTTATTAAAATTTGTTTTACACAGCACCAATACCTATTGTAACTATATCATATTAATTCTTTTTTAGTTAATTCATATTTATTTTGAGCTAATACATTATTGATATAGCTTCTTCTTCAGCTATTTCAACAGATTGCTTATAACTTAATTGCATGTGTAATTCTAACTCTTCTTTGTTTCTGGTAGTTATCTTTAGGATTTGTATTGATATAAATCAATACCTAATGTTTGTTTTTTTGTTCTAAATATTTCTTTAGCAACATATCTCTCATATATAGCTTGAAGCATAATCTGTTCTTTTTTTAATAGAAAATGGATCTTGAGCGTAAGCTTTTATATCATAATTTTTTTGATATACCATTTACAACTATATCTACAAACTTAGATATAATAGGTACTGGTTTCCAGTCTAAATTTAAATAAGACAAATCACCATTAATAGATAATTCATCTTTATATTTTTGTACAGGTTGTTCACCTCTAGCGTATAATCTTAAACTATGAAATTGATTCCAATTAGTTAAATATCTATTACCGTTAGTTCTACCCTTGTCAAACCATTCATATTCAATAGCTTGAGCAACTTGCAAACCATATTCTAAAGAAGCTTTTTCAGCGTCACTTACTACTTGACTAGGAAAAGCACTATTGTGTTAGTATATATATCTATTTAATTATTATTTTTGATGTGTACCTTTGTTGTTATATTTTTTAATTACCTAAATTATAACTTTTCTTTGAATTTAGCAACTGGGTCTATATTTATTTTTATTGCAAGCCATTAATAGCTAAACCAGAACTAATAGAAGCATCATGTTTTGTTCTATTGTTTATATTAAATTTAGCCCAATCTTCTAATGTTCTTTGAAAATACATATCACCATATTGCCTGTTTCTTTTAAACCTACAAAATCTTCTATATAAGTTTCAATAGCAGCAGCGTGAGCTTGTTTTATATCTTCACTTGAATTAGGTATTCCACCTATTTCTCTTTCTGTTACAGATAATTTATTGCATTTTTTATCTGGTCTGTTCATAGAATAACCTCTATAACCTCTTCTTTTAAAATGATATAATAATCTAGGTTTGTTATTTTCTGCTAAGTATTGGCATACCATAAAATACACAAGCCATAAGTACATCTTCAAAAAATATTTCAGCAGTTTGTGGTCTAGCTATATATTCTAAAAAAAAATGATTAGGTGGACGTCTTCCATACTAAACTTAGTTAAACCATGTAAAGAACCATTAGAACCTCTACCATCTACAGTACCTGATATATCATAACTATCACAACCAAAAGCACCCATATGTTCATTACCAGGATATTTTAATACCATTTTTTATTATAACTCTATTTTGTAAGATTTAATAGGTGGAACCCAAGAAATTAAAAATCTACCTTTTTATTTGGTACAAAAATACTTGTATCTTTAACACCATTTTCCCATTGAAAATTACCTTGAGTTATTATTGAGTTTTTAAATCTTCATTGTAATCTATTTGTTCATATATTTTAGTTAAGATTAAATAAAGATTGTTTAGTTTCATCTCTAAACGCGTGTTTAGTTGTACTTGGAAACTGTCTATAAAATTCATTTAAACCATCTTGATCTTCCTTTAAGACCTTCTACTTCATTTTCCCAGTATTCTATTACACCTATTTTAATTGGGTCTCCGTGAGGTCCTTCAACTTTTTTTTTGGTGTGTTCGAAGACAGGTAAGCCATAAGAATCAATGTATCCTTCGTAGTTCCATTCCATAGGTATGAACAAAGAATATAGTCCCGAGCGAGTCTGTCCATTGGCGTTTCTTTTTGTAACGTCTGAGTCATCATATAATTTTTTAAAATTTCTACCACCTTTATCTAAAGCGTTTGATGTTGATCCCATCATACACTTACCTATAATTCTACTACCTAATCGTAAACAAGTTTTTGTAACACTCCAGTTGTTTAATATATTGTCAGGTCTTTCCCACTTACCTGATTCATCGTGTACTAGTAGTTTTAGTTTTTCACCATCATAAGAGTTGTCTCCTGTATTTTTCCAGTCGATAGTTGTATCTAGACCTGTAATTTCTTCTAGCTTTTCGTTGCTATCAAGTTTTCTTCTTGTGAATTTGAGCTGGAACTCTGTATGCAAGTTCGGTTTTGGCCTGTCCATACCGTCTTGAATTGGCTTGAAAAAGAACGGGTAGTTAACGGATATTGGTACAACTTTATCGGTAAACATTTTCTTAGCATCAGGACCAGATTTTGATAATACACCAAATCTGCATCTGTTGATATTGTAGCAAGGTTAACTGTTTCGCCTGATGCCATAAATGAAAAACCAGATCGTCTGTTTTTAAGATAGCACATTCCGTAACATCTTGTATCTGCTTTGCAAGCTTCCCAGAATATAAAGAATAATCTGTTTGCTTCCCTAAAGTCTGGCTTGCCCAACATCAATCTTGGACCACTGCAAGTACATATAATGAGTACCAGTAATATAAGTAGCTTTACCTTTATTATAAACCAAAACCTTCTCTTCTAGCCTTTAAATTCTTCTATCAATATAATCATACCATTTTTCTTTAAAATCATCTGGATATTCTTTCCAGTCAAATATTGATTTTATTTTTTTTAATTCTTTTAGGATATTCGTGTGTTTGTCCATTTTCAAACTTATGAACATTCGTTTTCTTTTGGTAATGCTATTTTAAGATTTTGTATTTCATAAACCTCACCTATCTCACCAGTTTTAGATATAACAACAACATCATGTTCTTTGTTATAACCATACTCCCATTTTTTAGATTTGTTTATTCTTTTATAAGTTTTAGGTTAATATGGATTTAATACTTTATATAAAGTTTGCTCGTACATTACTTAGATCTTCCTTCTGCAAAACCTCCAAAAGCTTTTTTCTTTTTTCTTCTTTAGGTTTTTCATTTAACATATCTTCTTCTTCTTGTATTCTATTAAGTATTTCAAAAGCATCAAATATAGCTAGCTTTTTTGTAGCAGCAGCGTTTTTAATCTATCAGCTGATATATCATCATCAGAATCTACAATAGCTTCTTTAGCTACTTTAATTAATTCCTCAACTGCTATGTGCCCAGCTTGGATTATATTCTTCTTCGTTTCCTTGACGTTCATACTTAATTACAATATCATTTGATTTCATACAATATAGACGCTTTGCCATCAACAATAAACTCATATTCACCGTTAGGTGTATAACCTACAAGGTCTCCCTCGTTGATTCCTAGCGCTTCTAACGAGCTATTACCATATTTTAATATACCAATAAGACTTTGCTCTTTATCAACGTTAGTATTGTCATTACTTTTATAGGTTTTATAAAACATCTATTGCCAATAGCTTTCCATTTATCCTTTATTTTTATATAAATACATTTGATCTATTTGAACAAAAATATAAACCATCTTTAAAATAAGATCTACTTTTTTTTCTTCACCTTTCATATATAAAAGTTCTAAAAACATTATGATGTATAATTATTAAATCACCTTTTTTAATATCAGTTTTAAAGCTAAAGGTGTTTCTATAACTTTAGCTAATTATTTACAAATTTAAAACTTTCTATTTTAGTGTTTAATTATAAGGCTTTTGTCACCTACTTTTATTTCATTATGTATATCTCCTAAAGGCTCAACGATAAAGTCATATAAACTTTTCATTAATATTCTAAATCATACTCAACTGATATTGCCATGTTAGAATTAAACTTTTTCCATGGCAATACCTCGTTGTTTTTTTTGATGTAAATATTATAAGAATTATCTTCTTTATCAAAAGTATATGTGATATTGTATGACCACCATATACTTGTTGCCCTAACGAGTAATGCATAGCATCATTTTTATAGTCAGAACCAATACTTATCTTTCTAATTAAAGTCTTTTTGAAAGCCTTGGATTTTTTCTAATTGGTCTTTTTTAATTTCCATTTTTAATTTAATTTAATTATTTGCCTATTGATTTAAATTTCTCTGCACCACGTGAACCGAAATAGGCAACATAAACGGTTATAAGTAGTGATTTTAAAAGGTCTATCCAACCGGTATCTATACCAAATGATATATCAAACCCGTCTAATAGAATAAAAATTACAAGTGATATTGTTAAGAATATCAATGTCATTGGCCTAGTGTTTTTTGAGAGCCATGAATCCGATTTCATATCGCTTTCCCAGCGTTTAGATACCTCTTGTAATTCTATAGTGTCTTGCTCTAGTAATTTAAGAGCTGTTTCTTTGTCTTGTGGTGGTAAGTCTGGATCTTTGTCTATAAGATTTTTAACCATACCTAGCGCGCCTTGATCAGGCAGTATATCTCCTATCACATTTATAATACCTGATTTACCTAGTAGAAATTTTCCTACCTTAGTATCTTTAAATTTCTTTTTTGGTTGTGACATATTATCCTGCTTTGTATGCGGGTATTTCCCACGGTAAATTTTTATTAGCTTCGTTAAAACTAGATCTAGGATACTTTTTTCCCTTCCAGTAAACGTTACTTTCATCATAATCTAAATCACCAGAAGCCATTTGTTCTATGTGAACATTCTCATGATTAATAGTATCTTGAATTTGTTTTGGATCTTTTAAATCTTTGTTAATTAAAATATTGCCTCTTTTATCAGCTCTACCCATTACGTTTTGTTCCATAGGTACATTAACTATAGGTGTTGCATGTTTTTTGAAAGGTGATGTAAGTTTAAAAGACATATTATAATAAAAGCCGTAGGGCGTTAACCCTACGACATATTATTAATTGTTGTTACGAGAACGCTACTGCTGAAACAGTTATTCCTGATGGAAGCTTAACTTTAGCTTTAATACCACCTGGGTTAGCTGTTAATGCATAGATAACTGCATCTCTCACAGAAGGAATAGTTCCTGTTGATCCGTGAGTAATAGTTGCTAAGTCTCCTGCAGTACCACCTTTTAAGTAGATAACAGTTTCTGTTGCTGAATTAGCTACAACTCCTGTTGCTTCTCCACTTACTAGAATGTCTCCACCAGCAAGCCCTGCTCCTGATGAATAAATTGAGATAAATTTTGCCATAATTTTGATTTTTGTTTGTTGTTAATGATTGTTGATTGTTGTTGATTATTTTTTACCTTTTTTCTTTATATCGTCAAAATGAATATCTTTTTTTAATCTTGATATTTCACTTCTGTCGTAAGCCATTTTATGATCCTGAGATTCTTTATGTGGACCTTTTTTATCCCCGTATTTTCCTGGAGCAGCTTCGATTTTATCTTTTAATTCTTGTGGTAATTTATCTTGATTACCTACTAATTCTTTTTCAGGTCCTTTATGACCGTACTTACTAGCGCCACACTTGTATTTAGGTGTTGACATAAACTTTCCTTTTGAATGACCTCCAGAAATCATTTTAGCTGATCCCATAGAGTCATTTTCCATTTTAGTTTCTTTACCAGATAAAACGTCATCTTGTGATTGACTTATTTTACCCATACCTTTTTCTATTTTAACACCGCCTCCATGAGCTTTACCACCCATTTTTGGTCCTAAAGACGAAAGACCATTTACTGTTTTACCACCGTATCCCATAATAATAATTTTTAAATTGTTTTTTTTTATTTATTTTTAACTTAATGCTACTAAATTTGAAATACCACCTTCAGTATCTGTAGCGTATACCTGAACAACACTAACTGGTAATACAAAACCTTGAGCAGGTTTTACAAACTCTATTACTTCGTTATTTATTGTGTGTACTTTTATTTTAGCTTCTGAATCGTAGCTATAAGTAAGAGTTGAATTAGCAGCTATACTTTGTGCCGATGCTAAGACGTAGTTACTACTATTAGTAACTGATGCTATTAAAACACCAGCCGCAGGCAAAGTACCACCTGTTACTCTCATACCAGCTTTCACCTGTGCGTTTGGTGACGCTAAACCTACGTTAGTAGAGTTTGAGACAATACTGTTATCACCAGTTGTTGTAACTGGTAAAGCGCTTGGTGAATTACCTATATATATATTATATTCTTTCCATGCTCCTTGTGGAGTTGTTGATTTTGTTCTACCATCTAATAATAATGTATCACTTGGTGTTACAGCTATTCCAGACTTGTAAGAGTCAGTGTAATAATTTCTAATCATAATGTTTTATTTTTTTTTTTTATTTAACATTTCCATCTACGTCTAGCAGCTTTACCTCTTTCACCAGTCCAACCTTTTGATCTAGCGCAGAATGATTTTCTTCTTTTAGCAGCTTTACTTCCAGGTTTAACATTACCTGTAACTGCTGTTTTTAATTTACTACCAGGGTTTTGTTTTCTATATTCTTTAACACCTTTAGCTTTAGTCATACCTGCACCTTCTTTAGTGCTTCTAAAAGTTCTTCCTTTACCTTTAGTAGTTTTTCTAATTTAATGGCGAAAGGGAGCCATTATTTTTTCTTTTACCTATTTTAACACAGTTGAGTACCATAAGCAGCATTCATCATTTTTTTAATTTTGTATTTAGTTTTACCATTTTCTTTATATGCTTGTAAACATCTTCTTCTGTTAATATCCTCAGATACGTAACTTACATGTACCCAGTCTGGGTTATCTTCTGTTCCAAACTCCCAAATAATCTGATCATAATCTAAGTTATTCTTAATATAATCATACATCTCTGCATTTGTTTTATAACCGTAGTTATCGTCTATGTCAATTGCACAGCCAATACAATGTTGTGAGGTTGTACTTCCGCCAATAGCAGAATTTAATTTGGGTGAGCGATAGAAACTATTAATAGCTATTGGACCACCTACCCATTTACGTAGAGGTTCAAACACTTCTTCTGCAATAGTTTTCATGTTTATTAAATCTAATTCTCTAGGTATATTGTCAATATTTAACCTAGTAGCTGTGTGAGATTTAATACCTTCTTTAAGAGATATGTGTTCACTTATTCTATCACTCATTTTAGTGAGTTTTTACTTTGCCAACGAGCTTATTGGTCCTGCTTTGTAAGGCACGTCTGCTTTCATAACTTGAATACAGCTATCGCCACATCTTGAGTTACCTTGCCTAGTGTTCTACCTTCTTTAGGTAAACCTGATACCCATATTCGCATTTTGCCCGTATTGTCCTGGTTGTTTTGCCATAATATTTATGTAAGATTGTTATTGTATTTCTACTTTAGGAGTAAAGTTTTCTTTTTTTCAACTGAAGGGTTTTCCATGATTATCTATTTTTATCTTTGGTGGATCTATTTGTTTTTTATTTAACTATAGATTGTCAATTTTTTTACAATAATACCTTGCTCTTCCACTATTTTTAGAGATTGAGTTTAGTAATCTTGTAGTTTACAATTTTTTTATCCATATAGGTTTTTGCACTTTACCTTTTTTTCCCATGATTATCTGTTTTTATCTTTGTTAACATTGTTTATAGACGTAATCATAACTTTATCTATATAGGTTTTACCCTTCATTATTTTATGTAGATGTAGGTATATCTTCAGTCGCCTAGCATAATACGGTACATTCGACTTATTAGTTGTTTACACTTGAAGGAAACTTTATAGATATTATACTTTTGAGTTGTGCGGTTATGTTTTCTCCAAACCGTTATCCAACCTTCTTTAAGTAATCTGTTCCAGCGTCTGTTGTCCCAACTATAAGAATATGTACCGATTTTAAAATCTTCTCTTGTAAAAAGATCCATGCAATCGAAGTATATAAGTAATTCTAAATCTGCATCGTTTAAATCATAATTTTTGCAAGCCCATTTTCTAATAATACTGATAATGTTTTAAAAGATTTAGATTTCTAATGTCATCTTTTGGCTTCTAGTCTCATAACACAACTACAACGTTGATCCATATTTAACTACTTGTATAATTCTTGTTTATTAATTTCTATTTGATGTGAATTATTTTTATCAAAATAAATAACATCATTTTCATTAATACCTACAACATTGATCCAGCTGATAATACAGTTCCTTCAGCATATCTTATATCTTCTCTTTGTTTTTCTGCTAAGTAGTAAACCTCCTTTTGTTTCAGAGACTCCTACAGCTTGTCATATTAACTATTAAATTTTACCTATTGCCTTCATTAATTCTAAGATTATTAATTACACAATCGGTTGATAAAATAGTTGTGCTACAGAAGCTGCATTTTTTAATGCACTTTTTGTGACAAGTAAAGGATCAATAATCCCTGACTCAATCATATTTACCATATTTCCTGTAACCACATCTATTCCTTCTCCTTCTGTTAAAGATGCTTTGTATTGTCTATACCTGCATTGCTTAAAATAGTCTTAAAAGGCGCCTTAATAGCTCTATAAAACTTTTTCATAACTATTAGAAGTTTTATATTTGTGCAGCATTTAACAAGCTATACCACCTCCTGGAACAATACCTTCTTTAATAGCAGCTTTAGTTGCACATATTGCATCTTCAACTCTATCTTTTTTTCTTGTAATTCAACTTCTGAATTAGCACCTACTTTTACAATAGCAACTTTACCAGATAACCTAGCTAATCTTTTTTCATTTTTAACTTAATAGCAGGATTTTGCTGTTTTAATTTATCTTTTAAATCTTTTATTAAATCTTTAACTTCTTCAGTTACTTCATTAACATGTATAATTGTTTCCATTTCACTTAGATACACTTTTTTTAAACATCACCTAAATGTTCTGGTTGTATTAAATCAATATCATCTCCTAGATCTTCATTTATAATTGTAGCTCCTGTAATAAAGAAAGATCTTCTAATGTTTCTTTTTTATTAATACCATAAACAGGTGCATCAATTAATTAACTTTTATATTACCTTTAATTTATTCATAGCTAAAGCAGACAAACTTGTTGGTCTACATCAGCTATAATAATAAAGATCTATTATTTTTAATAACATATTCTAAAACACTTTGTATTTTTCTAATATTTTCAACCTGTGATTCAACTAATAAAACTAAAGGTTTATCTAGTTCAGCTGTTTTAGTTTCTTTGTTTGTTACAAAATGTATATTTTTTAATCCTCTATCGTACTGTATACCATCAATAACTTCAAATTGTTTCTGGTAATTTCTGTTGTTTCCATCATAACAACACCATGTTTCACCAACAGATCTAAATGCATCAGCTATAATTTTACCAAGTTCTGGATCGTTGTTAGTAGATATAGTAGCTACTTGATCAATCATATCTCCTTTACAGGTATAGCTATTGTTTCTAAATATTCAACACTTTATCAGTTGCTGTTTATACCTTTTTTAAATCTCTTGAGTTTTATTTATCTTAACTTTATAAGCTTCTTCTAAAATAGCATGAGCTAACACTGTAGCAGTTGTTGTACCATCACCAGCTTCTTTAACTGTTTTTCTAGCTGCTTCTTTTAATAATGTTGCTCCCATATTTTCTACAGGATCTAATAGTGTTATAGCTTCAGCTACTGTTACACCATCTTTTGTAATAATAGGTTTGCCGGTTAGTATCTTCTAACATAACACACTTACCACTAGCCCCAAGAGTGGAGCTAACGGCTTGTGTAAGTTTTGTAATACCAGCAAACACATTGTCTTTAGCATCAGAACCAAAGTTCAGATTCTTTACAATTGCATTTGACATAATTTAATTTAATTTGATTTGATTGATTGATATTATTTAAACGTCTTAACTACTTTAGGTCCTTTTAAGAAATCTACTTTCTTTGCATAGTGATCAACACTACCATCAATTGCAGTTTCTGCGGCTTCCATAGTTTCACGTCTTGTTACATCGTACCATTTGTCTTTTTCTACAAGGTCACGGTGTTCGGTTTGAAAATAACCATTAGGTAACTGTACTATTCTCCAATGTTTCTTTTTGGATAAATGTTTCCAGATTTTAATAGTTTCTTCGGTAATCTGCGGTGTTTGTGGTTGGCCCATACTTGAGCTCAACGAATAAAAATAAGTCATCGTGTTTTGGTTTTAAGGGTTAAACTTTATTTTTGGTTAATATTGCCTCGCTAGCAATATAGGTTTAGTTATACTATCACTTGTTTTTTACAAAACTTACACTACTCAACTGGTGGTATAGGTGGGTTTTGCCATGTGAAGTATAAATCTTCATTTACAGGTGTTATTTGTTTAGCTATTTGAGCTTCAATATTAGCTGCCATAGAAGGTACATCTAATGCTCTTCAAGCCAACCAATCACTATGTTTTCAAAAGCTTCAGTGTCTGCATAAGGTGTAAAAGGTTCTCCAGCTACATAAGTAAAGCTTTGAGCACCTATTTGACTTGCTTGATATTGTTGTCCTCCAGATTCTTCAGAACCTGAATAAGTCCAATGAACAGTGAAGATTACATTATCTTCACCTTCAGCTTGGATATGAGCGTTCATTTGGTTAATTGTCCATTTGTAAGTAATTGCCATTTTTATTGTTTTAATTTATTAATTTAATCCTAGAGTATATATTTTTCCCCAAACCACACTTCCATCAGAAATTTTAAATTTCATTATAACAGCTTTAACTTGTCTATATGAAGTTGCACTAGGGTTTGATCTTCTTGTTTCTGCTGGATTATTGTTTGGTGCATTATATGTAAATTGACCTCCAGCTCCTGGATCATTTTCTTGATTTTGAGTTGCAACATATATATAATCATCATTCATTTCAATAAACTGCCAAACTCCTGGACCAACATTTGGAGCATTATTAACAAAAACAGTATACAACGCTATTGCTTTAAACCATTTAACAGAAGTTAGATTTCCAGCTTCAGTATTGTAACATACTAAAAAAGTAAGAGGATTGTACCAATCATTTATATCTGGCTGAATAGGTGAAACAGTTGTAATTCCATTACCTATTGTTGTTCCCCCCGCACGCCGCTACGTTTTCATTGTTACTAGCTATACCTTGAAAACAAGCATTAAAATTTCTATCAGGACCGCTTGATGTCGTGGCTTGCATATACGTATCATAATAAGTTTCAAAATTTAAATCCGTATCAAACTTAACTATGTGACCTACACTAAACTTTTGAGGAGCTATAGGATTGCTCAAAGGTATGGGTGGAAAACATGTTCCAGCTGCGTATATTTTTATCTCACTCATATTATTTTATTTAACGTGAATCAAATGCTCCAAAACAAGTAATATCATTAAATCCAGTTGTATTAGAGTTTGGCATATTTGATCCAGTGCCAGTTCCAACACCACGGTTTATTTGCCAAACTTTAAATGTTGGTGTAGTAAGAGCAACTGAGGTTCCTGTACTAGTTGTTTTGTCGTATTTCATTTTTGTAATACCACCATTCCATTCTCTGTCATTAGCTAAATTTTCGTTTTTAATTTGATTAACAACATATATATTTATTATATCTTCGTCTAAAACAGAAGTATTATCCCATTGATTTATAAACTCGTTAGATAAAGACGCTGCTCTAGGTTGAGAATAATGATAACCTTGTTGGTGCGTACTATCATTAATTTGTCTAGTCCAACCAGTATATTGCCAAAGTTTAGGATATGTATCGCCATTATATGTAGACGTGTTTATAGAAAAGATGCCATATCTTCTTATATCAACAGCACCGTCGTCGCCAGTTGTTGCAAACTCTTGATCTAACCAAAAAATCTTAGTTTCATCACCTTGTAAATAAATAGCATCAGCCGCTACGTGGTTAATTGAACCAGGATAATCTATAAAGTGACCGTTGTCAGACATTCCTCTAAAAGAATTAGTAATTGAACTAGTGTAAAAAGATCTTAAATATTGTTGCCAAACAGGATAGTATCTATTGGTGGATGTGGAATAAGATCCACCAACTATTATCATATCTTCATCTGAATTTATTGTTAAAATACCACAAGCATTCCATTGACCATTTGATTGAGAAACGCCTGGAGCTAATGGACCTAATATTACCGATGTGGATAAGGGATCACTATTATTGGGAACTACGTTGCTTCCGCTAGTTGTATATTTTTTACCATTTAATCCAGGTGCATAAGTAGTGTTTATTATCCACCAAGGGCTTGTTGCAGCAACAAATGTTCTACCATAAAAATCAGAATACTTATAAGAAGGCGTAACATTCATTGGTGGAAATACTGGCGTTGAATTAGCATACAAACCTACAAACGAAACAGCTGTAGGTGTGGTTCCAACTGTTCCAGCTAAAGGTCCAGTTGTAGATCCAACTCTTGATGCTTCAAGGTTTATTGCTGTAGCGGATATTGGTCCACTTGTTGGTAATGCCATTACTTATTACAATTACAGTTATTTGACTTTAATTCCTCTATTTCAGCTTTTAGTTCTTTTATAGCTTCTAGTAATATTGGTGTTATACCTTGATGTCTCATTGATAGCATACCGTTATCATTTTCTCTAACAAGTTCTGGTAAAACTTTCTGAACGTCTTGAGCTATAAATCCTATATCTTCTTTTATATCAAGTATATCTTCTGATTTATTTTTCCAATCAAATGTTACACCTTGTAGTTTACTTACTTTATCTAAAGCTGATTCAATTGGTTTAATATTTTCTTTTAATCTAATATCTGATGGTGAACCATAAGCTACAATATCTCCAGAAACTGTAAAAGTACCACTTGAATTTAATTTACCTGTTTGAGCTGGTGTTGATCCTGTTCTTAAACAAACTGCAAAACCAGATATTGTAGGTCCTTCATTTGCTTGATCATAAAAAGTTGCTGTACTAGTTGTAGGATTTGAGTGATTAGCTCTAAACCTATATGAATCAGCAACAACATCTCCAGTAACTGTAAAATCTCCAGTGTAAGCACCTGACATAGTTAATGTTCCTGAAGTAGTAATAGTACCACCAGATAAACCATTTCCAGTTGCAACACTTGTAACAGTTCCAGTAGTTGGTGGAGCTGTCCATACCAAATTTATAGAACCTGAAGCTTTTGATAAATAATAACCCGAGCCTGGCGCTGCTACTTTTGGCATTCTCCAAAATGTATTACCTATAGTTGAAGTTGCTGTTGGACCAGTTAATTCTAAATTACCATTACCATAAAGTTTTAATGTTGTGTTATCAACCGGTGTGCCTGATGTATTAAATCTATTTATAAAAGCAAAATAAGCATTATCGTTTTCAGATTGTGTAGCTCCAGACCCTGTAGCATAATATATTTCATTTTCTCTAGAACCACCTGAATTATTCCACACCATAGCCATACCAGTATCATAAGTAGTAGGTGGAGCGGTTGATTGTGCATTTCCACTTACATAAAAATAAGCCCCAGCATTAGTGCCATTAACAGTTAAACTACCAGTAAAATTAGTTGCTATAGAAGACGAAGCGCCTCTTGCTGTAACTGATTGTAAAGTATCAGTTTCAGTATATGAAGTTAAATATCTACCATCTAAATTAATAGTAGCTCCAACAGCAGCATTATTACCAGTTATACTTAAATCACCGTTAGAATCATTAAAAGTTCCACCTGTTACAAAATAGTTTGAACCTGCACTTGGTGTTGCCCAAGATCCATCACCTCTTAAAAAAGTTGTAGCACTTCCTCCAGTTGGTACATATCCAACATTAGTGGTTCCAGCATAATACTTTGAAGTTAATGTAAGAACTCTACCGTTTATACCTTGACCTAAAGGAGCACCAGTAGATGCTGCAACAGCTAAAGTAACACTTGTTATTCCAGTATCAGCTACGGTATAATTAGGTATATTTAAAACGCCTGCGTTACTAAGTGTTGAAGCTCCTGAAGTTCCTGTAGTTGTTAATGATTGAAAAGTTTCTGTCGCTTCTGAAACTAAAGTTGAACTTGCACCGGCTGGTAATAACATTGTATTAGTGACACCTGCACTATGAGGTTGTGATTTTAATATTTGACCATGTGTTCCATCATAACACATTAGTTTAATACCACCATCAACAGTGCCCGCACCATCAACTTGTAATAAACCAGCAGAAGGTGAAATTTGATCAATTACAGGTGTAGTTAATGTTTTATTGGTTAACGTTTGAGTACCTGTTAATGTAACCACAGTACTGTCTATAGAAAATTCATCTGTAGCTGACAAGAGTAAACCTGTTCCATTTGTATACGTTGTGTCGTCTGAATCTATTGTTATAGCTGTATTTCCAGTTCTAGTAATTGTTGTTCCACCTGAACCTGTTAAAATAACATCATTATTACTTCCAGTTAAAGGATCTAATCTTAAAGCTGGATTAGTATTTGAACCTCCTGTTGTTACAGCTAAAAAAGAATAAGTAGTATTATTAATATAACTAGGTACTTGCCATTTATTACCTTCAGTTAAAAATTTAGTTGTAATTGTAGAGGTTCCAGTAGCAGCGGCACTTAAATCGGCTGTAACTGTTATTGATCCTGTACTAGCTGAATTAGGTGTTAAATTAATATAAGTTCCATCAGTTGTATCCACACTGTTAACCCCAGAAGCTGTTGCTGGTACCCTAGTCCATGACCCACTACTAGATGATCCACTCCAGATAACCGTATCGCCTATACTCCAGCTGTTTGGTGTTGTATTAGCTCCATTAGGCGTTGCATTACCGGCAACACTACATATGTAAAAATCACCATTACTATAAGGACTAGGTCCAATTGGCGGAGGTATTAGGTATGGCATACCACCACTACCACTTGAGGCATCCCATGTTCCTTGAAATTGCGAACCTATACTTGACCAGGTTCCATCCCCTCTTAAATAAGTAGAGTTTGTTCCACCATCAGGCACATAACCAACTAAACTCCCACCTTTATATTTTTTAGATGATAAAGTTAAAGATCTTAAGTTAGAATTAATAACAGCTGTTAATGGTGTGTTGTTAACCGTTGCATCCGCTACACCAACAGACTCACTAATTATACCTTGCCCAGGCGGTATACTCCAGGTTTCATCACTAGTTAAATAATATTTATCTGTGTTTGGCCAAGTTGAAGCAGGTGGTGCTGGAACCAACCCTTTTGTACCTATAACTCCAGTAGGTGGATTACCTGTTCCTACAGCTGCTTCAAAAACAGTATTTGGTGCGGCTGTACTAGCAATTTCTATTTCACCTGCTCCTACTCTAGTTACTGTTATAAGATCCCCTCCTGAAATTTGTATAGAATCATCAGTTGTAGAGCTAGCATCAAGTGTTATTAACGGGTCATTATTATCACCTTGAGATGATTGGTCTACGTCTAAAGTATATCTTGGGACATTCGGTATGTTTAAAACCCCTGCAGCACTCAGTGTAGCTACGCTCATATAAGGTGAAGTTGGAATAGCAGTTGTTGTTAAGCTTTCAACAACACCGTCACCAGTTCCAGCACCGATTTGTGTTCTAACCATAGTCGCTGTAACATTACCAGCAAAAGACAAACTTGGAATGGCTGCACCATCAGATATAACGGCTGGTATACCTGTATCAGGTGAATCATTTGTTATTGTTATTGTGTTATTTGATGCGCTAGATATAGATATATCGGAACCATCTACAAAAGTAATAGTTCCAGCAGCTGCACCAGTACTTGTATCGTTCAATGTTATTATCTTTGCAGCACTTGTTAAAGTATATGTATTGTTGTCTCCAGTTGAATCAACTCGCCAAGCTGGATTACCATTAGTATCTGTTTTCCAAACTAAATTAGCATCAGTAGCGGCGGGAGCGGCTACATAACCAGCCACTGTAACAGCATTAGCAACCCAAGTGTTTGTTGCGTTTATAGTTAATAAATCATCTGCTCTTGTAAAAGTAACATTTGAACCTTGTTTAAACACCATCGTATCTTGAGCCGTAGAATCTGCCGATAAAACTAAATTATATTCTCCAGCTGTAACACTTGCTGTACCTGCTAAATCATACAACGTATTATCATTAGCAGCAGCTATAGTTAAAGAATTTGCCGCTCTTGTAAATGTAATATTGGAACCTTTTGTAAACACCATCGTGTCTTGAGCTGTTCCATCGGCTGATAAAACTAAATTATAATTAGCAGCAGTAGTACCATCTGCAGCTCCAGCTAAAGCATATAGTGTGTCATCATTATCATTAGGTGATGTCAATGTCATTACAAAATTACCATCACTATTAGGATCTGTTAATACAGTTGATAAAGCGCCTGTTGCTCCAACAAATTGAACTGTTTTACCACTAGCAACATCACCAGTGCTAGGAGTTCCTTGATTATCTTTTATTTCCCAATCATATGATGTATCTGTCCAAGGCACATTAACAACTAGGTTTTCGCTTTGATCGTCTAGTTGAATCTTATATGTTTGATTAGCTGTTGTTGAAAGACTTTCTGGCACAGCTGAAGCAGTTGAATCTACATTAACATCAAACTCTAGTGTATTTAACGTTAAACCTATCCCCGCTGTATATGTTGTATTTGTTGCGGCTATATCTATTGTGCTCGCGTCTGTTCTTGATAATGTAACATTATTTCCACCCGTTAATACAATAGCATCGTCTGTACCATCACTACCTTTTAAATTTATACTTGTTGTGGCTGAAGGTACGTCGACAGTATAAGTTGTGTTGTTATCTGTTGTATAAGCGGGTACCGCCCAAGTGTTGTTTTTTGTTAAGAATCTTTGTGATGTGCCAGTGTTGTTTCCATCAGCAGCACTTAGATCAGCTGTAACAGTCACAGCACCAGTTGTAGCTGTATTAGGCGTTAAATCAATAAAAGTACCGTCAGTTGTTGTTAAACTGGTTACACCTGAATTTGTAGCAGGTACTCTAGTCCAAGCAGTTCCATCATAAACACACCAATCTCCTAAAGCCCAAGTACTAGGTTCGTTAGTTCCTCCGTTTGGATAAGCAGTTCCCGCGACATCACATATCCATAAAAACCCTGCACCTTTGTTAGCTGCTAAAGTTAAATCTGGACTTCCACCGCTACCACCTGAAGCATCCCAAGTTCCTTTAAATATTAAACCTGTAGGTATTGCTTCCCAAGTACCATCACCTTTTAAGTAAGTAGATGATGTTCCACCTTCAGGTACATAACCTACATTAGCACCACCAATATATTTAGCTGATGTTAGAGTTAACTCTCTGTTAGCTATACTCTCAACTAAAGGTGCACCTGCTGAATCTGCTGTAGCCAAAGTAACACCAGTTATACCAGTATCTGTACCAGTTAAAGTTATTGTGTTTCCTGTTTGTGCAGCTGTAACACTACCATCGCCTAATATTAAAACAGTTCCACCACTATCGCTTAACAATACACCAGAATCAGTGTTGTCTGTTCCAGTACCTGCTATTGTTTGTATCGTATCGCTCCAAGGAACTGTAACCAACATTTTTTCACTAGCTAATGTAACTGGATAATCTCTAGTTGATGTTTGTGTATAACCTATTTGTACACCACCTCTTATACCATCTGCCGCTAGAGGCAATGTATATATTGTGTCTGTCCAAGGGACATTTACATAAGCTCTTTCATTATCTAATTCTAATGGATAGTTTTTACCAGCCTCTGTGTAGCCTATTTTTACACCACCTAATGCTACAGTTGTTGCAACTGGTAAAACATATTGAGTTGGTATTGTTGGAAAAGTAACTAAGTTACCTAAACCATTTATGTATTGAGCAGCTGTCCCCGCGCCTGTAACCGTTAGTATACCAGCTTGAGTTATAGGTGAGTTAGTGACTGTAAATGCTGCTGGCATTGATAAACCAACGCTAGTTACACCTTGAGCAGCAACATTAACCCATTGCGTTCCTGTAGCTGTAGAACTAAGTAATTGCCCTGCTGTTCCTGGTTGGTTACTTGAATCGTAATAACCACCTGAAACTTTTAAACTATTAGAAATAATAATAGAATTAGTTGTTGTATTACCTATATTAGTAACCTGTTGTAAATTTTGCGCTGCACCTTGACTAGCGATTAAATCAAGTAAAGATCCTACGGTAAAACTAACAGTTGGATTACCATGCACTGGGTTTACAGCATCCTCGTCATAAGTTATAGTACCTATAAGTAAATCATCTCTCTTTGGTGTGTTTAAAGGGTATGAATATATTATCGCCATTTATTATTTATTTTTTAATATTTCTATTTCAGCTTTTAGTTCTTGTATTGCTTTAACTAATAAAGTAACTATTTTAGAGTAATCAACACCTTGCATTTCTTCTGCATCTTTTTCTCCCACAACTGCATCTGGTAATACTTCTTGTAATTCATGAGCCATAACTCCATAACTTCTGCTTTCATTTGTTTTCCATTTAAAGTCATAAACAGGTATTTTAGAAACCATATCTAAACCTGCAAAGTCTTGTAAATCTTCTTTTAACCTATAATCAGAAGATGTGCTATAGGTAGTTGAAGAAGTTGTAAGATTTATTGAACCAACTGCTGTACTTCCATTTGCAAACCTTACAGCTTGATTACTTCCTGAAGCAGTTTTTATGCCTAAATTTTGACTAGTAGCGTCAATAACTAATTTATGTCCACCAACACCACCAACAGTAGTACTTTCAGTTCCTATTCCGACGTTTCCTTTAATATAGGTTTTACCATCTGCTTGTATCGTAAAAACGTCGCCGCTTGCAGCATATCCTCCCGAATATAAATCTGTGACTACAAACTTACCTTGCGATCCAGTATATGTAACACCAATTCTTCCCACTGTATTAGTTGCTGTTATACTGTCAGTAAAGTTAATAGCTGCCAAACCCCCTATGTTTCCACTCCATCCACCGTTAAAAGATAATTGTAAAAAATCAAAATCTGTTCCCCCGGATAACATGCTTTTAATAACCTTAACATTTCCATCATTAACAGTTAGTTTAGCTGTAGGATTAGTCGTCCCAATCCCGACTTTTCCGGGAATACTAACATAAGTAGCCGCCCTGTCTCCAAACATAACTAATGATCCAGCGGCATTGTTATTGTGGCCCCACATTCCCCATTGACCATTGCCAATTTGTGTTAATCCAGTCCAAGTATTTCCGCTTGATCCAACAATAGAAGTGCCACCTCCTCTATAACCTAATGACATGCCATATTTATCCATAGCAGCTGTGCTTGAATTATGCTCTGTGAAAAATATTCTACTTGAACCTTCGCCACTACTATCAGTATTTCCTTCAATAGATATAAATCTACCAGATGTGTTTGTGCCATTTCCTGGTAAACCAAAAGTTTGGTTACCCATTATAGTTAGCTTAGCTGATGCAGCAGGTGAAGCCGTTCCGATCCCGACGTTTTCTGAACTATCTAATGTTATTCCTCTGTTAGTTATTCCTGAACCACCACCATTTTGTATTTGTAATTTATTTGTTGCATTATCTAAAATAATCTGTGCATAGTTATCATCATCTGCATCTCCTAATGCAAGAAACGATAAACCATTAGTAGTGTTAGATTTTATGTTTATTGCAGTTGATGTAGTACCATCTATAGTAAGTTTTCTTGAGGGCGAAACCGTTCCAATTCCTAATCCAGTTGAGTTCCATCTACCTAAGGTTCCACCACTTCGTTTAAAATCAATATAATTCGTACAGTCTAGTGTTAAAGGATAGCCTGTGTCAATATGAAAACCGGTTGATGCACGGGTGTCATAATCAATCCCTATTTTATTATAAACTGTATCATCACTATTAAACGTCCAGTTTATAAATCCACTTGTGCCAGTTGCTCCAGATTTTATCCACATACTAGCGTTTGACGCATCAAGTTGTAAATCACCAACAACTTCTAATTTTTTATATGGCGAAGCCGTTCCGATTCCTACGTTTCCTGAACTATTTACAACTAAAGCATTGCTATTAAAGTTTGTTACTGCAACTTTAAATACATCTGCGGAATCATCATAACCTACTCTAAATGTTCTTGATGGATTTTTAAAATCTATAAATGAATCTGCTTCTGAAGTATTCTCTAATTGAATTGCTGCAACAGAATCACTTTCAACGTGTAAAATTCTTTCAGGCGAAGTCGTCCCGATACCTAAATTACAATCATTGAAATAACTAGTACCAGATCTTACATCTAAAACAGCAGTACCTGTATTGGCACCATAAGAACCATATGCAAATCTAGCTATTGCTGCATCACCAAAAACCCCCAAAGAGTTTTGACAATACAAAGGGTAAGATCCATTACTATTATTTCTAGTTAATAAATTATAACTAGAATTTGTTGATCCTGTTCTAAAACCACCACTACTATAAATTATACCTGAAAAAGTTGCACTAGTTCCAGATAAAGGTCCAGTTAATGTTCCACCTGTTAAAGGTAAATATGGTCCACCAATAACAGTTGAAGCTGCTACCCAAGTTGGGGCTGCATTACCATTTGATCTTAATATCTGCCCAGAAGTTCCATGAGTATTACTAAAAAGTATAGCCCCAGTGGAATGGACGTCAAATAATCCGTTTATATTAGATAATGATGCCATTAATTATTTTCTAATGTTTCTATTCTAGCTTTTAAGCTATCGTTATCTGCTTTTAATTCTTGTATTGATTGAATCAAATGAGGCACAAGTTTTGAGTAATCAACAGACTGATATTCTTCTTCACCTTTTTTATTTATTTCATCTTTTTCACCAGCTACAACTTCAGGTATTAACTCTTGTAATTCGTGAGCTAACACACCGTAATTAACATTATACCCTTCTATATCTTTCCACTTATAATTATAAACATTTATTTTACAAATAGTATCTAAAGCTTTAAAAGGTTTTAAATCTTCTTTTAATCTATAATCAGAAGTTGTAAGATATTGAACTGAATTAGAATTGTATCCTTTTTGAATAGTTCCACATAAAGTAGTGTTATGATAAAATCTAATAAACTTAGTGGTTATTTGTGAGCTACTTGATGTAGAAACCATACCTATAAAAGGATTACTGTTTCCAGAACTGTCTCCATTTATTGCTACACCCGGATTATTTAAACCAGAGTTTAATGGTATTGTTACTAATGCTTGGTCTAAGTTTCCAGCAGTTACACTACTATTATAATAATTAGGTTGTAATACAATTCTTGGTATAAAAGATTGATTGGATTGTTCTGTGATTCCTATGAACTTGTCGGTTCCTTTATATAAAACTAAACTTGGGTTACTATCTGCAAATTGATTATTATCACGGTTTAAATATTTAAATTCAAAATTAGCACTATTATATGAATTAGTATTTGAAGCAAAAGTTAAAGTTGCATAATCTTGATTTGGAAAAACTGAAGGAGCCGTAAATATTGTTATACCTGCGTCAGCAGTTCCAGACCCAGAGTTAACACCTGATCCAACCACTAATGTATTACGATTTGAAGGGTGAGAAGATGGTGTTGTATTTTGTATTCCAACATTTCCAGCGTAATCAACTCTAAATCTTTCTGCTAAACCAGTAGGCGTTCCAGGGCCAACACCTGTAGCATTATTTGTATATACAACAAAAGCACCTGAACCTTCTTTTTCTTGCGTATTTGCATCCCCATTTTGCCCAACCTCTGCACCTATTCTAACCTGTGGATATTCATTGGCATTGTCATCTTGAAACACAAAATCTATAAATGTTTTTTGTTGATTTAAATCTGAACCTACATAATTCCATAACCTTTGTAACGTAGTTCCTGTGGCAGAGCTGGTTGTTCCTGTAGATTTATAAAGATCTAATAAGTAATCAGGACTAGTTGTTCCGATACCAACGTTACCAGAATTGTTATTATAAATATCATTACCAGTTGTTGTCCAAGGTGATGATCCACCTGCAGCTTGCCAACTTGGAGCAGCATTTCCATTTGATGTCAACACTTCTCCTGCAGCTCCGTAATTAGCACCACCAATACCTATAGCACCATTTGATGATATACGCATTTTTTCAGAAGTATTTGTACCACTTGCACCCGTATTTGTAATGAAAACTAAATCACTTTTATAATTAGAACCACTGTTTGTTCTATCTGCGTAAATAGCTGCATTTACTGAATTTGCATCATTAAAAGAAATACCGTGTGCCCTATCGCTTCCACTCCCGGTTGACCAAGTTCTTCTTAATTTTAATACATCTATATCATTAAAAGTGTCATCAGAAACATTAACTTCAAGTTTTGAACCAGGCGTAGCCGTCCCGATTCCTACGTTGCCGCCGTTTGGATTTAATACTAAAAGTGAAGTAGTCTCCATTGCGCCAGCACCACTAACTTGAATCCAAGCCCCATACGGGCTTGCATTATAAATGCCCATATCCATAACTTGGCTATTACCTGTTGTAGTAGCAAGCCTAAAACCAACATTAGTAGTGGATGTACCAGAAGTAGCTGGAGCACCTGGAGTATTGTGTACCGTAAGTTTTCCTTTATTATAACTATTTGAAGTCGTCCCGATCACGACGTCACCAGAACTATCTATACGCATTCTTTCTGTAATTGTTGAACCTGTTAAAAATGTTATATAACCAGTTCCACCTGTGATAAGCGTTGCATTGCCCCCTTGTCCTGTGTATTCATTTCCGTATAACTGTAATTGGGCTCCCCTTGAAGGACTTGCTTCTCCACCACCTGCTAAAATCATTCTTTGATTATCAGCAGCATCAGAAGTATTAGTTCCTATAAAGTTATAAGTTGACCTATTTAATAAGATTTTCCCAGAACTGTCTATAACCATTCTTTGACTACCATTTGTCTGAAATCTCATTTCATTGTCAGTGTGATTATATGTAATCATTCCACCATCTGTATTTCCAGCAGTTGAACTTTTTGTATCTGTAAACACTAATCTACCATTTCCAGTGCTTGTAGACTTTATTGTTATTCCACCATTACCAGATGTATCTATGACTATATTATTTGCTTGTCCCCAATAGCCTGAAGGGTCTGTTTCGCTGATGCCGACATTACCTGAAGTGTCTATTGTTAATCTAGCAGAAGCAGCATCACTATCCCAAAAAACCAATGAACCATTTCCACTTGAATACATTACATATTTTTTACCACTAGCAGCTGTAGTATCTAAAGTTATTGAAGCAACATTCGAATTTGTTATAGATATTCCGCTTTCAGTACCTGATATATTATTAATAGGCGCTAAATCACCTATTTTAAGAAAATCTCCATCCGTGAATAGGAATTTATTATTTATATTTGATAAATTTGCCATTATTTGCTTTTAAGTAATTCTATTTCAGCTTTTAGTTCTTGTATTGCTGCAACTAATAGTGGTACTAATTTTGATTGGTCAATTCCTTGATATTCTGGATTACCTTTTTCATCTACACCGTCTTTAATTCCTGTGATTGCTTCCGGAACTATCTCTTGCACTTCGTGGGCTAAGAATCCATCTACTGTTTTATCTGCATCTGCTATAAAGTTAAATCGACTTGGTTTTAATTGACTTACTCTGTCTAAAGCTCCAGTTATTTCTACTACATTTTCTTTTAATCTATAATCAGAAGATGTGTTAAATTGTGTATTAGAACCATCTGTTACAACTGAACCTACAACACCATTTGGATTAGTAAAATACATAGATACTGTTCCAGTTGTAGTTGCTGAACCAATCTTCACTAAACCTTGATTAAGACTAATATTATTTGCACCATCACTATAAGATGCACCTGAAATTACAACTTCACCATCTGTGTATGATAGTCTACCCGCTGTTCTTTGCCACATATAATCAGACCCAAATATTTCAGGAGCCGTGTTAGCTTGATTTGAATTTGTTGTTTCAACTCTATACAAAACACCATACGAACTTGGATGATCATTGTAAATACGAGCCTCGGTTCCACTTACGGTAAGTTCAGGATGATTACTTGTTGTTCCTCTTCTAGAAACTTCTCTAACCACCCAAGCTGTATTATTACTATTAGCATATACTATATAGACAGAACTATTATATGTTCCAGTTCCAGTGGTTGTTAAAAAAAACTTATACTGATGTTTAGATGTTAAAGTAGTTCCTTGAAGTTGATTTAATGTTGCGACAAGATAATTACTAGGTCCTATACCTGCGGGTACAGTTCCTCCACTTGAATAAAATGTTTTATACCCTAATCCAACTCCGTAATTACCAGGTATTGTAAGTTTTTCACTAGGCGAATCCGTCCCAATCCCGACGTTTCCGTTTAAATTTACTCTTAAATGCTCTGTTGTTACATTACCTGTTATTCCTCCACCAATACCAACTGTAAAAACTGAGTTTGTTGCATAATAACCAGATGGTGTTCCATTCCCATCTGTAGTTACTAATAATATTGGTTTAGTTGGAACATATGAAGTACCTCCATCAGTACCAGAATTAGTACACAAAGTACTTTCCATTACCGTTAGTTTACTAGGAGGTCCTTGCGTTCCGATCCCGACGTTGCCGCTTCCTTTGATAGCCATTCTGATTTGAGGTGAAACAGCTGTTTTTGTTCTAAAATATATACTTCCATTATCATTATTAAATCTATTATCAATATAAGTATCACCATAATAATGATCACCTGTAATGTCAGTACCAGTAGCTGTTGTATCAGAATTCCTTAAAAATAAACCAGTGCTTGCAAAATCTGGCGCTGCTATTTCTAATGCTTTACTACCAGCTCTAGTCCATCCGATAGGAAGATTACCTCCAATTGGTTCTGTTGCTGAAGGTGAATCCGTCCCGATCCCGACGTTGCCGCCATCATCAATAGTGACACGAGTACTAGAATGTCTATAGTCTCGTATACCAAAATGTCCTTCTCCGCCTTCACGTAAAGTAAAGCCCCATCTATTGAGAGATGGATTTAAGTTTGAAGGAGCAACAAAAGCTATAGGACTAGATGATACTACTTGTATAGCACCATCTGAAATATCATTGATATTATCTGAAGTCGCAACTTCAAGTTTAGATTGAGGATCATTTGTTCCAATCCCGACGTTTCCGTCTGAAGCAATACGCATTTTTTCTGACTTAACATCACCATGTTCTGTTACAAAAGCCATATCAACAGATGCTGGACCTGAATCTAAAAATACAATACGAGCAATCCCTTGTCCTGATGTTCTACTGTCATACATTAATTGACCAAAAGTATTTATAGTAGCTGTTTGATTAGTAATATGAATTGTTGCTGTACCCGATCTTTGTCCTAAATCATCTGCAGGATTATAAATAACACTATTATTTTTTTCTACATCTAACAAAGCTTGAGGTCCATTCGTACCGATCCCGACGTTGCCGTTATTAAAGTAAGAAGTTCCATTACCTCTAACAGAAAACAGTTCAGTTCCATCTTCCTTTCTTATAAGCAATGGTGCGTGACCTGAAGTACGACCTGCGGTAACTACAACACCACTGCTATCACCAGTATTTTCAAACCAACCTGCCCACCCTGCTGTAGAACGTATGCTTCTAATTCCATCACCAGAAACATCTAGTTTAAAACTTGGCGAATCCGTTCCAATTCCTACGTTTCCTCCATCTTTAACTGTCAAACCAACACCACTGTCATCAAATAAATTTATATTTTTATTATTTGAAGCCTGTATTGTAAATTGATTACCACCACCACCAACGTCTCCGTATTTAATATTATCTCTATAAACTTGATAAGAAGTAAAACTTGCGCCATTATCAATTCTAATTGAACCACCTACTTCCAGTTTTTCATTTGGACCTGTGCTATTAATACCCACATTACCTCCAGTTGTTACTAGGAACTTATTATTTATATTAGATAAATTAGCCATATATTATTTTATGATGTGTATCTAGTTACAGCAGTTGCTCCTTGACCTACTTGAATTGTGTAGTGTATATCTTGAGTTGTAGTTGCGGCAATTTCACACTTAACAGTATCACCACCTACACCTTGACCATCGTCAGTAAAAGTAACTACATAGTCACCATTTGTAGCGGCGCCACTATCTATTATTTTGTTATAATTTGGAGCTGTATTCAACCTGTGTGCTACAGTGTATTTTTTACAAGAATATCCAGAAGTTGCAGATGTTAAGTAAACATCAAAAATTAAAGCTCCAGTTGTTGTTCTTGTTAATCTAAATAATGTTGCAGCTGCAGCTCCACCAGTAAAACTTTTACTTCCGTTAAATATACCAGATTTTCCACCACCATGTATTATATCACCATCAACAGTTAAGTTACCGTCGATTTCTACATCACCTGAAAAAGTTGCATTTTGTGATGAATCTAATGTAAGTGCTAATGTATCTGCTTGACCTGCACCTCCACCAGTTCTAAAATGTAAATTTCCACTTCCTGCAGTTGCACCATATGCTCTTATTCTTAAACTATCTCCTGACCTATCTAATACACCTGCACTTGTTTTTGAAGTTGTTAAAGCACCCTTCCAAACTATTGCTCCATTTACTTCAAGTTTTTCGGTTAAAGAAGTTTCATTAATTCCTACATTACCAGAATTGTCTATTGTTAATCTTTTTGAACCACCTGTATAAAACTCTAAATTTTGACCATAAGGAGCAGTCGAAGCATCTTCCCCAGAATTTTTAATATAAGGAGCAGCACCTGCTGAATTTTGAAATCTTAATTGAGCACCAACTGTTTGTAGTTGAACATTTCCTGAACTATCTATTGTTAATTTTGTATTAGCGTTTGTCTTAAAAGTCATTTCTTTACCGACATTATCATATAAAATACCACCATTATCAAAGTCTGCTTGATTACCAAAATCTAATATAGAAGTGCCTTCACTTGTGAATGAAGCCCTTGTATTTCCTGAAGCAGTTGATAATTTTAATACACTTCCTGTTGCCCCTTTCGGTGTACCACTACCTGCAATTAATACAGGTGCTGTTACATTTCCTGAAACAGTAAGTTCTGTACCTCCTGCATTTTGAGAAACCATTGAATCACCAAGACTAGTTGTTGTGCTCCAAACTGGTAAAGTATATTGTGTACCTGTACCTGGTTGAGCAGATCCTGTTATAGTTATTGTTCCAGCACTTTCAGCCACTGTTATACCACTAGCACCTGTAAATGTTGCTGTATCAGTTGTACTTATGTTAGTTGTATTCGTTCCATCAGATAAAGTCCAGTATTGGTAATTATCTAAAGTTGGAAATGCAACTAAATTTAATTCACCGTTTATATAATCTGTAGAAGCTCCAGCGCCTGCAATGTTAATATCACCACTACTTGTTATTGGTGAGTTTGTTATAGTAAGTGCGTCACCAGTTTCTGTTAAACCTACACTTGTAACTGTACCTGTTGTTGGTGTTGTCCATGTGTTAACTGAAGCAGAACCTCCACCTGATGTTAGTACTTGTCCAGCTGTACCGTAAGTTGCAGCACCTAAACTAATCCCTTCGTTTATTCTTAATGTTTCTTCAAAAACAGCAGGACCTTTTACAGTTGTACTGTCTGTATCAGCATCACCAAGCGTTGTATTACCTTCAACTACAAAGTTACCAGAGTTACCAACAGTAACCGTAGTACCATCATCTGCTATAAGACCAGTTGCTAAAGTATTAGATCCAGTCCATTTAGCTATTTTATTTGCAGTACCACTTCCAAGTATAGCAGAAGTGTTATCTATTTTTTGCCAAGTATCAGTTGCCCCGACTTCTACGAATATAGCCCAATCACCAACTTGCCAATCAGTTATACCATCTAAGTTTGTAGCACCTGCAACACTTACAATATAAAATTCACCAGTTACACCTGTGCCACTAGCAAGTGTTGGCGTATTAGTGCTAGCGTTCCACGTTCCTTTGTATACAAGACCTTGTGGTATACCTGTTATTTGACCTTGTAATTTTGCCATTGCAGCAAGTATCGTGTCAGATGCAGCGATTGCAGCAGAAGTTGGAGTTGGTAAGTTTGTAAGAACTTTACCGGTTACAGTGGTATCGGCTATTGTAGTTGGTATTGTAACAGCGCCACCTGATGTATAAGTGTGAGGACCACCTGTTGATACGGCATCACCTGAAATTGCAATAGCTCCAGACGATGCTAAAGCTGTTGCTGTACTTGCATTACCAGTTAAAGCACCTACAAAATCTGTAGATGTAATACTTGTGTAACCTGTGTATGCACCAGCTGACCCAGTAAATGTACCGTCAGTTAATACGCCACCAACCTCTAGTTCACCAGCTATAGCTACTTTACCAGTTGCACCGCCTGCAAAAGTAAATCCTGCAGCACCTGTTAGTGTATCAGTGTCTGACCAGTATGTAACTTGATTAGCTGCACCAGATCCGTCTGGCACACCTGTTGTAGCTATTGTTAAATCAAAGTTAGCTGCATCCCAAGTTGTAGTTATATTAGTACCATCAGTTACCGTGACAGCAGTGCCACTAGGTATAGCTGTACCTTCTAAGCTCCAATTGTATAATGGAACTTCTGTAACCCAGTTAGTACCAGAACCTGTAGACGATAGTATTTGACCTGCAGTACCTATATCACCGCTTGAATCAGAGTATGATCCTGTATTTATTAAACTAGCAAACGTACCTGATGTTGTAGCTTCAAAAGCTCCAGTTACTTTAGCACCACCTACTAGTGTTTCTATTTTTTTAGAGCCTTCAAAGTTTAAATCAACCCCGGCTTTACCGTTTAAAATTAATTTTTTAGCAGTTGCTGTAGCTGATATATCTATATCACCTGAACTGTTGGATATTGTAGTTTTACCTTCAGTATTTACAATTTTTAAATCAGTACCATCATGTTCTATTATAGCATCTGATCCAGTACCAAGAATAACTTTTGATGTATCCGTGAAAGTAATGTCATCACCTGCTGAAACCACTATATCAGATCCACTAGTTGTATTACCATTAGCTAATACTTCTTGTAACGTGTCGTATAACCCAACTTTAGTGTCAACATAAGTTTTTATTGCTAATGTACTTACTACATTGTCATTTGCTGCTCCTGTTAAATTAGAATTGTTTATTAAGTTAGTACCAGATATTGGGCCATCAATAACTAAAGCAGTTAAACTACCTAAACTTGTAATATTAGGTTGAACTGGAGTAGCTATTGTACCTGTGAACGCCGTTGAGTTAACATTTGTAAAACCTGTTGCTGTAGTACCAGTGATACTAACACCTCCTGTTGTTACAAAGTTTCCACCTCTAAAAGCATTGTTAGTTAAGTTTATATCTCTACCAGTTGCTACATTACCAAGATCTAATACTGTTTGTAAATCTCCAGTTGCTATAGTTACAAGATCTATTACACTTTGTATAGTAAAATTCTTAGTGGCTTTATTGCTACTGCTTACATCTGTACCTAATATAAGGTCGGTTCTTTCTGGATTAACCGTGGGATATGAATATATTATTGCCATGTTATATTAGTTTATAAATTTTTAAAGATGCACTTGGCACTTGTGTAGCCCAGTTATTAGTTATAAGCTGATATTCTAAAGTTGGTTGTGCACCTTGAGAATCCCATAAGCCTCTGAATAAATAATATGTACCTGCTACAGTTATATTAACGATGTTAGTGATAGATATTCTTTTTCTGTCTGAACTAGCATTTGCATACCATCGTTCTGCGACAGTTGGTCCTACTTGAGACAAACCATCTTGTTCTGTTTTAAATACCGGGAATAATTGACCACCTGCTGTACCTGAAACCAGATACTCTTGTTCTATATAGTATGAACCCTTACTATTAAAGGTTATTTTTCCTGTAGCTGCTGTATAAGATACGTGTGTACCTGTAATATCATCTGCACCAAATATAATAACATCACCCGCTTGTGTTAAAGGGATAGATGCTGTAGTTTCTGTTTGTAATTGCTGAAAGAAGTTTTGATCAACTAACGATTTAATGCTTGAAAATGTGTATTGTACTGTGGGGTTTCCTAATACAGGAGCACCTACACTATCCACAGTATTGGATCCTAATACCTTGTCCGCTAGTTGCGGATCTAATATAGGATATGAAGAGATTTGAGCCATAGTTTTTTTTATTTATATTCTGTCTACGCTGTAAACATGTGAATTTATGTGATTTCTCTAACGGACTTTTGGTAAAGCGCGCTATGATAGATAATATCACAGGTTTTTAACAAGGTTTACTAGTAGTATATAGAGAGTATTTGAATAGTGTGACAATAGCCTGTTACTATACTACCTTAATAGCCTTATGTCACTGTTTTCATTCTGAAAAAGTGTTGGTTATATAGAATTATGGTGTTACCCCTATCCCTCTGGTTATCAACGTGTTACACAAAACGGTTTTCAAATGACGGCCCGGCCCCACTTTTTTTCACAATTGTGTAAATGTTTTACCTTTTTTGTTCAATATCGTGTACATGTTTACATATTCACTACAACTACTAACTATTTACTATTACAAACTAAATACGAGTCTACTTGGATAATATAGATGTAAGTAATTAATTAATACTAGTTACTTCACAAGAATGAGTGTGGGAGTAAGATAATTAACACTATAAAAATATACTATGAATAAATTAATACAAGAATTAAAAATAAAGTTTCCATACAATGAAACAATGTGTAAAGATAAGTACAATGAGACTATACTAGATTATCTATATGAAGAAATTGTAGTAGAACTTACAAACTAAATACGACACAAACTGGATAATATAAATGTAAAACAACTAATAAATAATAAATAAATAAATATAATATGAGTAATTTAAAATCAAAAAGATTTGTCATCAGACAGTCACTAATCGGAAAAAATGTAACAATAGAATTTACAAACAAGAAAGGTATTACATACACTTACAATCATGACATAGCGTTCAACATTATGAAAAGTAAGTTACAAAGTATGAATTGCTTTCAAAAATACAAGTCTTACACTGCAACAAATAATATTCCAGTTGCACTAAGAAATGTAGAGTTAGTATAATAATCTAACAAGTGTGCGTTCAGTATTTTCTACACTATAAACACAGTTGAATACTTATGACATAATGGTTTATGTGAGTTCGATTCTCACCATGTCAACTAATCTTAAAAATAATATATGACTAATTTACAAAAATTCAATGTACTAATTGTACTTACACTAATCATCGTTTTAACTAACGTAATTAATAACGGCGGATTTTTACTATGATTGCTGTAATGGATAACTACGATTTCACTTGGGCTATACTTGCTCAAATGAAAGATGAACTAACAAGAGAAGATGTGTTAGGCATACTAGAAACTCACAAAAATTGTTTCACTGATGCAACTAACTACAAACTAAACACGATCACTAATGGATAATAATAATATGAATAAACAATATATAGACTATCCCGCTTCAGAAATCAAAGCAAAGTTACAACAATGTCTTGACTATGAAGCAAAATACGGTGAAATACCACAAGTAACTGCTGTCAAAAAATGGTGTCAAAGCTATGAGTATCGCAAGAATGAGTGGCAATGGCGACAAAATGTAGCTAAATCAATTAACTTTAATACTAACTACACTAAACCTTATTACAATGGATAAAACAAAAGAATTAGTTGTTCGAAGAAAAATTTGGTGAAGGATCACTAGAGTTTGCAATAGAACAAGGTTTTGACAAAGAAGAATTACTAAACAATATATAATATGGCATATCAAACATGGAAACTCGAACAAGAATCGCTTGAAAATGCGTACGCTAGACGACTACTAGTCGAGTATAATATCAAAGAAGTCACAACACAGCGTCAAGCTAAGAATGGTACAAGAGAGTTTGAATTTCCTGTACCATCAAGAAAAAGATGGCCAAATGGTAACAGACTAAGACTAGCGGTGTATAAATCTGGTTATGTAAGAAACTGTAACAGTTGCTCATCTAACTATCAACTAAATCCAGTTTACAAATCAGAGAGTAGACAAATGTTTCTAACTGACGAAGGTATACTTAAAACATATATCTATAATGGTTACACTAGAACTAAAATCTGGAATACTATGGCAAGAATGAAATTTATGCTTGACTTCTATATCAGAAATTACAAACTAAATACGAATAATAACGGATAATATAAGTATATGAAACAAATTAAATTCAATCAAGAAACAGGTAATGTACTGTTAGAAACAGACAAAGGTTACCAAGTGCTTACTCCACTACATCAAAACATAGAGTACACAGACTACACATCGTTTTATCGCATAAATAATAGAATATATGTGTAAGAATATGCGTGAGTTACTAGAATACTCTAAAAATAGCAGACGTAAACGTGCATTTCAGCACTACGAACTCAACAAAGTGCATGGTGAATGCAGTGGTTTGACTGATCGCGAATGGAATAATGTAAAAACACGCGGTAAAACATCGTATACTCAATCAAGTAAGTACACAATGCACAAAATGTGGCGTGATAATACACAGAAATACGACTTAAAACAATTAAAAATAATAAATAAAGCATGAGTAAAATGAAAATTATAGATGAAATAGCAGACGCACAAGTGTCTCACATCAAAGAAACACTGTATGAAGCAACAAATTGGGCAATGGATGGTGTTATGGAGTTTGAAGGACTTGATAGCGACGATTATAACCATGTTCACAATGCTATAATGGTAGCAGTAATAGAAAAATTACATACAGGATTAGATGAAAACTAGAAAACTAAGACATAAGCACATTAAACTACTTAAAATAACTAAGTATGAAGCGGAAAGATTAGAAGTAGAATACTACAGACGGTTTAATTACAAACTAAATACGATTGTAAACGGATAATATAAATATGAGATGTAAATGTAATAACAAAATACCGGCAGGCAGAATAGCATTAGGTTATTCAAACTGTGTAAACTGTAGTTCAACAAAGCAATATAGCTATGTACCTATTATTGCTAACAAACAAGTTCTAGAAATACAAATAGTAAGTCAAGAACTAAGTGATCAAGTACACAAAGCTTGGCGCAGGAAATAAGGGAGTGATATGGTAAGTGAGACAGTATCTTAGCCGATTGTGGCAAGACAGTAACCCAAAGGTCGGCGGTTCGATTCCTTCCCACGCCACTAACATTAAATAATTAAATATGGCAAATATGAGTTATTGCAGGTTTGAAAATACTGCAAGAGATTTAGAAGACTGTGTTATTGCTCTTCAAAACAATGACTTAAATGAGTACATGAGTGTTCATGAGGTTAATGGTTTAGCTGAACTACAACTGTTAGCGATGGATATTGTAGCAATGCAAGATCACATCGGTGATATAATAGAAAAAGAAAAACAAAGATTTGAAGCACACGAATTTACAAACTAAATACGAATTAATACGGATAATATAAATATGAAGATCAAAACAATTTATGACAGACTAAAACCAGGTTTCAAGTCGTCACTGCAAAAAAACGCTAGAAAATATTCTAGTGCTAAAAGGCTTAAGTACACTCTTATGTCTCAAACGTCATGGTATGACTTAACGGTTAGTCAAGTATCTGATATATCAGTTTACTGTGACATACCAACTTACAAATTGTCTGCTCAAGACTTAATGTATGGTAACTCTATAATCAATAAATAATATGACTACAAGAGTAAAAAACTTAGCACATGACAAAGCATTCGCTAATGTATACAGTCTAGACACTGACATTAGCAGGCTAAAGCAAGAAATAAAAGATGATAATACGCCTTTTATAACAATAGACCAACTAGAAGGTGTATTGAGACACACAAAACAACAACGTGAAGTGTGGGATTATATAGCAAAATTAATAGAAATAGATCACGAAAGAATAGATTACTTAGATTATGAAAAACAAAACAACATTACCTAAATGGTTCGACGGTACGATATACGACAAAGGCGAAACAGTGACAAACCCTTTTTCAGGCGACACTTACGAACTAAACAACTTAGAATTAAGTATGTATGACTTAATTATGGGTTCTCAAATGGTACAAAAGTACGATTTAACAAGAAAAGGCTTAGATTGGTTTAGAAAAGCTAATCCTAAAGCTTACCAAGTGCTATTAGATTAGCATAATGACTCGTGGTGTAATTGGCAACACGTCTGGTTTTGGTCCAGAAGAGTCCAGGTTCGAGCCCTGGCGAGTCAACTAACATTAAATAATAATAATATGAGTAGATTTAAAAGTAAACTTACACCTCATTTCAAGGTGAGTTTAGCTAAGTCAGTGATTAGAGTCATGGGCTTTAGCATCCTATTGTCATCATTGCCAATAGGTGTAGCAGTATTAATAATCGCTGAAATAGTCAGCATAGGTGAAGAGTTAGTATAATGAGTACAAGAAATATGACACTAGTGATCGATAGATCACACGCAGAAGATCATGAAGCAGGCTTTGCACTTAAACCTCAATTGGTAAGTGATAAAGCTTATGTTCACATGTATATGCATCACGACGGTTACCCTGAGTGGAGAGGCGTAGAGCTTGCTAACTGGATTCAACACATGCAAGACTACAGAGGTTTTACTAACTTCGGTGATGGTTCAAGAATAGCATCACATTTAGTACACGACTTTCACTACAATAGTCAATACTTATATCCTAACGTTGATTCGTGTGACCATGAATATACGTGGATTATATGGACAGGTAAACCTGATGTATGGTTAAGTGCTTATAATCAGTACACTAACAGATGTGAATTTGTTGGCACACCTGATAAACTTATAAATAAATATAAGCAGAAAAACATGGGCTATACTAACTGGACTGAAAAGTTTTTAGTAGACAGTCATGCAGAAGAAAATTACAAACTAAATACGAAACACAATGGATAATAATAGTATGTTCAAACAAACCGAAGATCCAATCAAAGTAAAATCTCATCTTGACGGTGAGTCTTACACATTAAAACAATTGTTAGTACGTATTGAAGACTTAGAAGAACAAACAGTCTGATATAAAGTACTTTTTAGCTAATCCTAAAAAACTAAATTATTAATGACAGAAAAAGAATACGAAAAGCTACTAGATAGAATTAAATTCGATCTATATCAAGAGTTTATTAACCCTGACACTGCTACATATGGTATTAAATATGTAGACGAAGAGATAACTCCTGAGTCATTAACTGACAGAGAAATATTGCAAGACGAATTAGGTAGGCTTTGTCTTATACAAAATAAGTATGTAGACGATGAAGAATACAGAAAAGCTGCAATAATACAAAATAAAATAACTAAAATTCAAAATAAAATAGATAAATTATGATTAAACCAATGCTCGCATACAAAGTAGACAAAAAACCTGTCGACTGGTCCGAGAAAGTATACATTCAACCTAAGCTTGACGGCGTAAGGTGTGTTATATACGTCGACGACAAAGAAAACATCAGATGTTTCTCACGTACAGGTAAAGAATTTCACAATCTTGAACACATTAAACTATCGTTAAACAAATTTTTCTTTGACTATGCTAATGTAGATGTTGTACTCGACGGTGAACTATACAACCATGATCTTAAAGATGACTTCGAAAAGATTATATCATTAGTTAGAAAACAAAAACCAACTGATGCTGATAAAGCTGAAGCTGAAAGGCTAATACAGTTTCATTGCTATGACTATATAGAAACAGTTATGGACAAGCCTTACAGTTACAGATCTGATCAACTAGCTTGTTCTGATATGTATAACTACTGTATTAAATACGTAGAAACTACTCTAGTTAATTCTAAAGAGTCTGCAAAGTTAAGACATCAGTATAATCTAAATAACGGCTACGAAGGCTCTATATTGCGTCTAGACAAACCTTATCAGCAAAAACGATCTTACAACTTACAAAAGTTTAAAGACTTTAATGACACCGAAGCTACAATTGTAGGTTACGAAATCGGCAAAGGTAAACGTGAAGGTACTCTTGGCAAGTTTCTAATGCAAGATGATGATGGCATAGAGTTTGGTTGTCCTCCAGGTAAAGGCTACAACTACAAAGATCTAGCTAATATACTTAACAATATTCATGACTACATAGGCAAACGAGCTACGTTTACTTATTTCGAACGTACTCAGTACGGTAGTTACAGACACCCATTGTTTAAAACTATTCGTAACTATGAGTAAGCTAGTATGGCAATTGTATAACGACAATATGATCAGCATAGAAGTTGCCAATATGCTACTTGATCAACATTATAACAGGGTAAATAAACTATGAATATATTTTACTTACACCCTGATCCTTATGAAGCTGCCGCTTATCATTATGACAAACATAAAGTTAAGATGATACTCGAAGCAGCACAAATGCTATGTACCGCTCATCGCATGTATAACCTCGATTATGAATGTGAGGATATACCTTACAAGAAAGCGCATGTAAATCATCCGTCTACCATATGGGCTAGACAGTCTGGTCAAAACTATTATTGGCTATACCATTACATGCTTGCACTTGGCGATGAGTATACTAAGCGTTATGGTAAAATACATTTAAGTATTACTAAATGTAAAAAACCATTAGCTAAATATCCAGGTGGTATATTACATACCGGTTTTACACAACCGCCACAATGTATGCCTGATGAATATAAAGTTGAAGGTAATTCTGTTAAAGCTTATTGGAATTACTATATTAATGATAAGAAAACTATAATTAATAAAAATGAAAAACCTTATACTAAGTACCCTTTTGACTGTGACCGCTACGATATATCACGCGACACCGTCTCAGACAGACAGTACGCCTGATAGAACAGCTACAAATTTTAAAATAAATATGAACAACCCTGAGATACACAGAATAATTGCTGTATCTCGGGATCTTGAAGCTAAAGGTTTTAAAATGAATACAGTAGTTGTAATTAGTAATGCAGGTGATATGAATGGCCTTTGGGTCATAAGAGATAGAATGAATAAAAGATGGACAAATAGAATAGATTTCCTGGTCGACGAGACAATGAAGGGAGGTAAATGGACTAACGTAAAAATTAAATTATATGAGCACAGTAACTAATGTAAAACATTTAATGTCATCAGATGTTTTTAAAATAAAAACAAAAGTTAAAGCTTTTCAAAAGCCAAAACGTGACAATAGGTCTAATAATAAGAGAGTAAGAGGCTAATGTCACACAACTACGTATCAATACCGCGTTATTTACAATATCTAAACAAGAGGCGGATTGTATACAGACGTAATCCTATCACTGATAAACCTACTTTAGAATTTGAATACGGTAAGTTTTATGAAGATGGTACTTACGAATGCTATGACTTATTTCGTAGTAAAGCTAAAATAACTACATACAAAAGTTTAAAATGGCATTTGTTAGTATTGTGGTATTTAAATCCTAAACTTGATATGAATAAGTTTACTGAACTAGCAGAAACTATAGCTAATTATAAATATGGATTTATTGCGTTTGATATACCTGCAGAGTTATTAAAACGAATGATATATGATGTTAGCATGTGTGATCTTAGAAGAACCACCTAAAAACAAACTAAGAAAAGTAATATTTAATGACAATAGCGGTTTAAACTTGTCAGAAAAATTAACTATAGTTGGACAGTTGATAGGTAAAACTAAACGTATACATCAAGATGACATATACCAATGCATGCTAGATATTAATGACATGAACCAAAAAATAACTATTACAAAATTAGCCTCAACACTTAAATGTTCTGTTAGAACAATACATAGAAACATGGGCTATGAACTTAAAAAAGAAAAAGAACTTTTAAATATGGAAAATGAAAAAATATAACGTACCTAATTATGTTAGATATAAAAAAGATGTTATTGCTTGTCAACCTGATGAAGAAATACCATTAAATGAACTAACAGAAAAACAGTTAACATATAGATTTTTACCTCTTGTAGAAAACATAGGCCGTAAGTTTGCTACAACACAACAAGCTTCAGGTGTTATGAGTATTAATGATATAATACAAGAAGGTAATTTAAACTTAACTAAAGCTATACGTAGAATAGACTGGTTAAGACTAGAAGAATCTGACGATCAATGTTAAAAACATTAAAGTCTTTTTTATCTAAACGTATTAAAGGTGGTATCAGACGTGCTATTGACAAAAATAGAGGTGATATAAGAATACCTGAACATAAGTTAAATGAAATACGCAAAGATAATGGCAAAGACCATCGTATGGTTGCAATGTTTTTTAATAGTATGTTTTTATCTATAGATGAAAAACCTAAAGATGACGAAGAGTCTATGATCTATCAAATAGCAGACAAATCAGAGCCTTATAATATAGGTTTGTTAAATGTTTATTTAACTGGTTTGTTAAAACGACATCTTAATGAACGTGAGTTTGATGTGTTAAGATTAAGCTATGGTTTAGACTGCGAAAAGCATTCGGCTAACAAAATAGCAGAGATATTAAACATCGAAGGAAGCAGTGCTTATGTACGTGTTTCAGAGCTAAAAAAGCAAGCTGTAGATAAGCTAATTGATAGTGTTGATCACTCGCAAGTGCTTGATTATCTGTAGTTTACTTATGTAAAACTTAATTTAAATATGTAATTATATAACTATGACCTTAAACCAAAAACTGGCCACAATCCAGACCAAATTTAAATCGAAAAAGAGTAGATTTAATTCGTTCGGCAAATATTACTTCCGATCTGCCGAAGACATCCTTGAAGCAACAAAACCCTATTTATTAGAATTAGGAGTAACAGTAACAATTAATGAAAACTTAGTTGAGACTAATCCTGTGCCTATTATTGAAAGTTGTGCAACAATATCTGATGGAGAAAATACTTTAAATGCTACGGCATTAGTTGGTGTTGATCTTAATCAAAAAGGTATGCAAACGCCACAACAGTTCGGTACTGCTTCAAGTTACGGGAAGAAATATGCATTAGGTAATTTATTCCTAATTGATGATACCAAAGATGCTGATGCAACCAATGGTTTACCTATGAACAAAGCAGCTATACAAAAAGCTAAAGACTTTGTGCAAGCCGGTGGAAAGCTCGATGCTATCAAAAAGAAATATAATGTAACTCCTGAAATTGAAAAACAAATAACATTATAGTATGACTAAACAAGAGGTGTTAGATAAGCTTAAAATTGATGAACATTACTACGGAGACTTTGGTAAACAATACCTTAGTAATTCTGATATATCAGCTTTATTAAACAACCCTTTAGCGCTTGGACAACAGTCACCACCATCGGCTGCATTTTTAGTCGGTGGTTATTTTCACACAGCAATACTAGAGCCTAATAAGCTTGATAAGTATAAGATTGTGAAATCGTCTACTAGAAATACTAAAGCCTACAAAGAAGTAGCTGGAGGAGAGCTATGTCTGTTACAACATGAAGTTGATTCAATAGAATTAATGAGAGAAAAAATCATGAGTAACGACGTTTGTAAAAGCTTAATAACAGGTAATGTTGAATATGAACAACCTGGTATTATAGAGCTTGAAGGTCAAATGTGGAAAGGTAAGGCTGATATTGTAAACCATGACGAAAAACTGATCATCGATTTAAAGACGACAGCAGATCTTCAGAAGTTTAGATATTCAGCCTCTAAGTACAATTATGACAGTCAGGCTTATATTTATAGTAGTCTATTTGGTTATGAGTTTATGTTTATTGTTATAGACAAAAAGACTCATCAAATAGGTATATACGACTGTTCCCCTAAATTCTATGAATCAGGGCAGGACAAGGTTAAAAGAGCCGTTGAGGCTTACGATCTGTTTTATAAGACAGACAGTTTCGATCCGAAACAATATTTTATTAGTAAAACCCTTTAAAACCCCATTATTATGGCAAGAAGAAAAAAAGCAACAGCAAAACAATGTGCAATGACTGGAATGACATTTCCAACAAATGAATTTTATGCGAATAACAATTCAAAAGACGGATTACATGCATACAGCAAGAAAGCAGATAACTTTCGTAGAAGGTTACAAGCTACAGGTGCAAACATAGGCACTACAGAACTCAGAACTATGTTTAATAATTTATTTCAAACAGCAGTATAATGGCATTAATATTAGCAGCAAGCATTAACCTAAATGAAATACCTAAAGACAAGATCATCATTGGTAAGAAAGGTAAGTATTTACCTATCAGTATTACTCTTAATGATGAGCTTGATCAGTTCGGTAATCAAGGTCCGGTCATTGTATCGCAGAGCAAAGAAGAACGCGAAGCGAAACAAGCCAAAACATATTTAGGTAATGTAAAATTAGTATGGACCAACGGAGAAGTTAAAAAGTTTGATAACCCGCAGCAACAAGCTTCACAGCCTGTAGCAGCTCCGGCAGCAATAGAAGATGATCTTCCATTTTAATGGAATGTGAGATGTGTGGACAAGGTATGACGCAGGACGAATATTTGTTCTGCGACATATGTCCTGATTGCAGAGACGGTGATTAATAACTAAATAATAATAAATGCAAGTAAACAGTACGGAGATTAATGGATTTTTAATCGACCAGTTCAACCAACATAATTTAGATGTAGGTAAAACTCAGGGGACTTGTCCCCTTTGTTCGTCTGATAGGCAACCGAAAAATCAAAAGCTTAAATGTGCTAGTTATGATTGGGAACGTGGTCTGGGTACTTGTCATCATTGTGATTCATCATTTCAATTACATACGTATCAACGTAAAGGATCATCTGAGAAGACATATATACGTCCAGATGCATTAAACGTTGTAGACCCAAAACAAATAACGTCTAAGGTCTTTAAATGGTTTGAATCTCGTGGAATATCTCAGAAAACCCTCGACGATCTTATGGTCACAGAGGGTACTGAGTATATGCCACAGACCGGCAAGTCCGAGAATACAATTCAGTTTAATTATATAATGGGTGACGAACTAATCAATGTTAAATACAGAGATGGTCGTAAGAATTTTAAGTTATATAAAGGGGCTGAAAAAGTATTTTATAATATAAATAGCATTGTAGGTTATGATCATTGTATTATAACTGAGGGTGAGATGGACGTATTAGCTTTGCATGAAGCTGGTATTAAAAATGCTATCTCAGTTCCTAACGGTGCAACTCTAAATTCTAATAACTTAGACTATTTAGATAACTGTATAGATTATTTTGAAGATAAAGAAAAAGTAATACTAGCAGTAGATAATGATGAACCAGGTTTAGCTTTACAACAAGAACTTATTAGACGTCTTGGAGCTGAAGTTTGTTTCTTAAGTACGTTTGAAGATTGTAAAGATGCAAATGATTATCTAATCAAATATGGCAAAGACAAACTAGTTAAACGTATTGAAGGTGCAAGACCTGTGCCATTAGAAAACGTTAAAACTTTTAAAGACATAGAAGATGAAATTACAGACTTTGTTAGAAATGGTTTCAAACGCGGTTACCAAATTGGTTTACCTAATTTTGATGATATTTTTAGTACTTATACTGGGCAGTTTATCACTGTTACTGGCATACCATCTAGCGGAAAGTCTGACTTCGTTGACCAGATGGTTGTAGGTTACAATAATAAGTATCAATGGAAAACAGCTTTTGCTAGTCCTGAAAATGCTCCTACATATTTACATGCTCACAAGCTTATGCGTAAGATATGGCAAGATATGCCTAAACGAGAGGATATACATACAGACAAATGGAATCAGATTGCTGATCATTGTAACGATAACTTTTTTCATATTGATATGGAAAGATATACATTAGAATCTGTATTACGTAAAGGTGCTGAGCTAGTTAAACGTAAGGGTATTAAATGTCTTGTTATAGATCCTTTTAATAAGATCAGAGACGTTGATTGTAAGACTGAAGATGTAAATCGTTACACGATGGAATATCTAACTAAGATTGAAATGTTTGCAAAGAAATATGATGTCTTAGTATTTATTGTAGCACATCCAACTAAAATGTATAAAGATAAAGATGGAAAAATTGAAGAACCTACTATGTATAACATTAAAGGCGGTGGCGAATGGTATGATGCAAGTTATCATGGTATATTGGTACACAGAGATTATGAAGCTAAAACAGTTAAAGCAAAAATACTTAAAGTAAAGTTTCAAAACCTAGGTGAGAACGGAGCTGAAGCTCATTTTAAATGGGAACCAAGATCAGGTTGTTTTGTACCTCATGAATTAGCAACTATGGCTGATGATGATCAAATGCCTTGGGATTAATGAGTGCGGCATGGAGCAAGAAGAAAGTTACAATTATAGCACCTGAGTGGACAGATGAAAACCTTGAAGCTTATAGATGGTGTATAAACAATGGGATTAAAATAACTCCTTGGGCTTATAGTAGTGAAAGAGATAATTACTACTGGTGGATTGATGTAGAGGTTAATGGAGCTAAAAAACGATCACCATTTAAATATAATGGTAAACAAGTTAACGAAAAGATATTTGAACTATATAAATTTTATTATGATAAAAACAAAATTTGAAACAGCAAGCGATGCTTTTAATTATTTTTTTCCTAAAATAATGTGGGATGGTGTTAAGTTTGATAATACAATGGCTTTGTTTAATATAGGTTTCTATATTGAAAAACCTATGTATAATCATATACTAGCCGAACACAGAAACTGGAATGATGAATATGCAGAGGCTGAATGGCAATGGTACTTATCAGGTAATCCTAATGTAGATAAACTAGGAGATATATACGGTAAAGTACCTGAAATATGGAAACGAATGGTTGACAGTAACAATGAGGTAAGATCTAACTACGGTTGGCAATGGGAACGTAACTATCAACTAGATTATGTAGTTGCAAAACTAAAAGATAATCCTAACACTAGACATGCTGCAATAAGTATATACGATGGTAAAGAGCATAGCACATATGCTAAAGACACACCTTGTACTTATGCGGTTCAGTTTACTGTGTTAAACAATAAACTAAATATGTCAGTTGTAATGCGATCTAACGATCTCTGGTACGGTTTCTGTAATGATCAGTATTGTTTTTCAAAGCTACAGGAATTAGTTGCAGAGAGGACAGGATATGAGATCGGTACATACTACCATTTCGCACATAACTTACATTTGTATAACGATAAAATAACAAAATAATATGTATTATTTATACCACATACCAGGTAAAAAGATAGGTGTAACACGTGATCTTAATACTCGTGTTACGTTAATACAAGGTTATAAACCTAGTGAATATGAAGTTCTTGATCAGTCGGACGATATAGATTATATATCGGACAAAGAGATAGAACTTCAAAAGTCTTACGGCTATAAGGTCGATTTAAAGAAATATAAAAACCTTTTTAAGAAAATGAAAATAAACGTAACAGAACAAACTTCAACATTTGCAGTTCCTTTAAATAAACTAAAAGGACATCTTATGGACAATATGAATCTAAAATGGGAAACTTCTCATGGAAAGTTCTATATAGATATGCAAACAATACAATGGATAATGGATAACGCTAAAGTTTCTATGTATAACGACAATAGGTCTTATATATACAATAAAGCTTTTGCAGAGTATTTTAAAACTAA